GACCTGCCATTCTAATAGGAGTTTTTATGGCACAACAAATAGATTATAGAAAATTATTTGGAGTTCAAAAAGCACTTGAAAAACAATTAAAGCAACTTTGTCCAGAGATTGATAATAAAAGTGGAATTTATTTTTGGATACGCAAAGAAGAAGGTAAAAACTGTGCTTATATCGGAAAAGCAGTAAACCTTTTAAGAAGAAATGTTTCACACTTGCAGGGAAATCAACAAAGAATTGATGGTAGCCTGAAAAAGCGTGGGCTGTATTCAGAAGATAATACTTTGGGCTGGCAACTGTTTTTCTTACACTTTCCAGAAGACCAACTCGACAAACAAGAACAACATTTTATTGAAAAATATCGAAATGCTGGTTATGAAATGTATAACATTGAAAGTGGTGGAACTGACGGAAAAGAAATCATTGGAGAAAGGAAAGAAGGCAAAGGATATAGAGATGGGCTTAAACAAGGCAGAGAAAATTTGAGAAAAGAACTTGCTCACATTATCGAAAAACACTTGATAATTTATGTCAAAAAAGACACAATTCCACACCAAAAAGCACTTGCAAAGTTTCACAAATTGCTTGAAGAACCAAAAGAAGATAAAGGAGAAGAAAATGGAAACATACAACAAGATTGACACCATATTTGAAAGAGATGAAAAAACAAAAAAACTTATTGTTGGAAAATTCAGAAACCCAGCAGTTGAATTTTGTAAAGACCTAACTTGGCAATTTACAGAAAAAGTCGATGGGACAAATATTCGTATTCATTGGGACGGATATAGAGTAGAGTTTGGTGGAAGAACAGACAATGCACAAATTCCTGCTCCACTTGTAAACAGACTTAATGAATTGTTTGGTGGAGAAACAAACGAACAACTCTTTGAACAAAAATTTGGGCAAACAGATGTTATTCTCTTTGGCGAAGGCTATGGACCAAAAATTCAAAATGGTGGCTCTTATAGAGATAATGTTGATTTTATTATGTTTGATGTTATGATAAATGGGAACTATCAACCAAGAGAAAGTGTTGAAGATATTGCAAAATTCTTTGGTGTTGACATCGTTCCAATCGTAATAGAAGGACCGTTGCAAAATGGCATTGATTATGTAATGAATAATAGACAATCAATAATCGCTGAAAATGGAGCAAATTTGGAAGGCGTTGTTGCACGACCAATGATAGAATTGAAGGACAGATGTGGCAAAAGATTGATTGTGAAAATAAAATTTAAAGATTTTTTATAAAATTTCATAAAATCATTTGACAACTTAATAATATTTATGCTATAATGTAAGCGTAAAGTAAATCTACACACTCAAAAAATGGACTTACAGCAAAATTAAAACGCAATGCTTTGGGAGCCTGATGTAGAAGGTTCGATTCCTTCCCCCTGTGCCATACAGGGGTAGTTCAATGGTAGAACGCAGTATTATGTCCATTGTTACAATTTAAAATTACACGGAAATCCACGCACAGCAAAATTAAAAAAGGTTTATAAAATTCTGTTAAAATTTTAATTTGGTTCGATTCCAAACGATTTCGGTTTGTCCGAAGTTAGTAACAAATCTGTGGATTGTTGAGTGTGTAGGCACTTTATCGCAAGTTCTAGATGTCGATAGAGTGCTTTTATTTTATAATAAAATTATAAAGGAGATTACACACAATGAACGAATTGGAGAAATTGTTCAACACAAAGAAAACTGAAAACGGAGATACTGCATACAAGTCAACAGGTTCAAAATTGATTGATTTGCTTTTCATGACAGAATATTACCAAAAACATTTGAATGAAGTTAAAATTGGGAATAGCGATAAAGACAAGTTGTTTGCAATGTTTATTAGAGATGCTAGAGAAGGTCTTGGGAAAAGAGATTTGGGCAGAGAACTTATGAAACAAGCAGAAGTTGAACCACAAAATATTGTTTTTGCAGGAAGATTTGACGACCTTTATCACAACCCAACTGACAATAATATTAAATTTTTGAGAGATGCAGTATATTCAAAAAATGCTCTTGCTCAAAAATGGTGTCCAAGACTTATGGGGAAAGATAGAAAGATTGCAAAGGCTTTGTGCAAAGAATGGGGCATTACCGAAAAGAAATACAGACAACTCATTAAAGTCTGCACGACCGAAAGTATGTTGACAGAGAAGAAAATTGACGACATTGAGTTCGACAAAGTTCCTTCATTGGCTATGGTAAAATATTATAATAGATTTATGAAAGAACCAAGATTTAGAGAATACATTGAGCAAGTAAAGAAAGGCGACAAGAAATTGAATATCTCTACAACAACTGTATATGATATTTATAAAAACAGAGAAAGAATTGATGCTCAACTTTTCTTCGATAAAATTGAAAAAATCAAAATCAACTGCATTCCTGTTCTTGACACTTCTGGTTCTATGCAAGATAGAAATGACAGCATTGGCAAAGCAACTGCAATCGCTCACTACTTGGCTAAATGCTCAACATTTGCACCAGATTATGTCGTATCATTCTCAAGCAGACCACAACTTATTCACATGGGATATGACAGAAAAGGCGAAAGTAGAACAACCTATTGGGGTAATAGTTCTATATATGGTGCTTTCAAATATGATAATACACAAAGCAAGTATATCAATGAAATCAAATCTTTGTATACTGGCGATTGCTCAAATACAGACTTTGCAAAGGTTATGGACTTGTTGAAAGGACTTGAAAAAACACCTGACTACTTGGTAGTGCTTTCAGATATGGAGTTCGATGAAGGTTCTTCAATGTCAAAAACAAAAACAATGAATTACTTTAAACAAAAAGGTTATAAAACAAGAATTGTCTGGTGGAACTTCAATGCTCGAAATACAACTGCACCAGAAATGGATTCTGACGGAAATGTCTTTATTTCTGGCTATTCTCCATTCTTGTTGAAATACCTCGAGGCTGGCTTTGACGGAAATGCATTTTTGGACAAACTTTTGAACGAATATGCGAAAAAAGTGTCAACTTCTGACACAAATAGTCAAGAAAGTGTCAAAAAAGTTAGGAAAACTGTCAAAAATAGTTGACTTAACTCAAATAATAATGCTATAATATAGCAGAGATTGAGAAATCAGGTTCTTATTTGGAAGTGGAACGCCGAATAGGACAGCACAACTGAATAAGAACTACAAAAGTTCACAATGAAAGGGTCGTTCCACATTAGCCCAAGTAGTTGTGAATTTTTTGTTTTCAGTCTTTGGAGGTCTTATGAATAAAGAATTTTTAGAAATAGAAGTTGATAATTTTGATAAATTATGCCACAAAGCAAAAGAAATTATTTTAGATGGGCTTATAAATCAAAATGACAAACTAATAAAATTCATAAAAAAAGTAGGGATTCTCGACTGGTCTCATGATAGTCCAATAGAACAAATATTATTCTTCTCTTTAATAATAGTTGGGAATAACGAATATAACTTTGGAATACAAGTTAGACTCCAGAAAGAAATCGAATATAATGGACACACATATAAGGGAGATATATGTGTCGAAAATATAACTTTTAATGAGAATAACAGCGTGTGCAAATTAACTCATAGTATAATAATAGAATGTGATGGCTACAATTACCATTCTTCAAAAGAACAAATGCAATATGACTACAACAGAGAAAATAATTTAAAACTTGCAGGATATGATATAATTAGATTTACTGGTTCACAAATATATAATTCCCCTTTACAGTGTGCAAAAACAGTATATGATTATATAAAAAACAAGATAAGCAACGGAGAATATAAGGAGATATAATTATGAGCAAATATAATGATACAAAATTTTATTGGCTACAATTAAAGGAAGATTTCTTTGACGAAGATGCAATAAATTGGCTTGAAGAACAACCGAATGGAAAGGAATATTGTTTGTTTTATTTAAAACTTTGTTTAAAATCTCTGAAAACAAATGGCATAATGATAAGACAAGTTGGAGAAATGCTTGTGCCTTATGATTGCAAAAAACTTTCCGAAATAACAAATACCGATGTTGACACAGTGGTTGTAGCAATGGAACTTTTAAAAAAGATTGGACTTATAAAAGTGTTAGACAATGGAGAGTTATACCTTACAGAAGTTGAAAAAATGATTGGTTCTCAAAGTATTGGAGCGTTCAAAAAACAACAACAAAGATTAACGAGTGGACAGCCGGCAGACATTTGTCCACCAGAAATAGAATTAGATATAGAGAAAGAATCAGATATAAACAAAGCAACAAATCATTGCACGAACAAAGAGAATGTTATTATTTCTCAAAATAATATTGATAATCAAAACCAAACTTACTCACTTGATAGTGCAAAAATAAAAGAAATTGTAGAGTATTTGAATAATAAAGTTGGGACAAAGTATACAGTAAAAGCAAAGAAAACAACAACTCATATTAAAGCCAGACTAAATGAAGGTTATACGGTTGAAGATTTCAAAATGGTTATAGACCAAAAATATAAAGATTGGTTTAATACCGATTATGCAGAATATTTGAGACCAGAAACACTATTTGGGACAAAGTTTGAGAGTTATTTAAACAAAGCAATAATGAATAAACCAAAAACAAAAGTCGAAGTTAAAGAAATTCAAAAAGGGTTATTTGGATATTAAAAGTCGATAAGAACGGAGTAATAAGTATATGACAAAAATATATAAACCAATTGATTGGGACAAATAGGAGAAATTATGATAACGATAAACAATATTATAACATTACAAGTTGAACCTAAAGAATTGTCTTCTGTTATAGACATTATGTTTAAAAAAGGTTTTGATTTACAGAGTTGCGAAAGACACTACAAGCCAAAACCACAATTTCGTGAAGAGACTTTTGCTTATAGAGTTTCGTTTGTAAAATTCACAGAAGAAAATGGAGAAACAGATGAGTAGTTTAGGACCTTATGAACTTGATAGCATAGTTTGTGGAGATTCATATAAACTCATAAAAGAATTGCCAGACAAATGTATAGATTGCATTTACACAGATATTCCTTACTTGTATAATCAAGGTGGAAGTGGTAGTAGTGCTTTGGGAGAAAGAACTGCAAAGAAAAGACTTGAACTTATGGGAATGTCAGATGTTTATGAAACTCACAAATGCTCAACTCGTGGCGAAGCATTAAGAATTGCAAAGAATATTAAAAAGACTTCTCTTGATGTAACTTCGATTGAAGACGGAATTGATTACTCAATTTTAGACGAATTTGTTCGAGTAATGAAAAAGATTAACTGCTTTATTTGGTGTAGTAAACTTCAAATACTTGACATTATGAAATTCTTTATAGACAAACACGACTGCTATTTTGAAATCTTATGCTGGTGCAAAACAAACCCTACACCTTCCACGAATAACAGTTGGTTGCCTGACATTGAATACTGCTTATATTTCAGAGAAAAGGGCGTGCCATTAAACGATGGTTATGAAAACAAAACAAAGTTCTATGTTGCTCCAGCAAATGTCGGAGATAAGAAAAAATTCATACACCCAACCTGCAAGCCAACGGTAATGATTGATAAGCATATACTTCACGCAACAAGGGGGGGGGACATCGTGTTCGACCCATTCGCTGGCAGTGGCTCAACACTTGTTAGTGCAAAAAATAATGATAGACATTATCTTGGAATTGAAATTGAAGAAAAGTGGGTAAATGTGTCAAGAGATAGACTTAACAATACGGACCAATCAGGTCAATATAGCATGTTCACATTTTAAAAGGAGAAATGAATATGTGTAAATTGGTTTTGAAAGACAAACAAACAAATGAAGTGTTGGCATCAGCAAAAATGCGAAGCCAAGAATACGCAGAAAACGCAAAGGCTCTCATTGAAAGATATGTAGATGTAAAAGTCGAAATCGAAAATACAAAACAAAAGGAGAAACAATGAAAACAGAAATTCAAGCACGAACAAAAGATAATTCTACTATGATTATTTGTGGAAATCGACACAAACTTAAACTTAAATCTGGGGAAGTAATAAATGTTATTACAGATAAAAGAGATGATGATGTTCTTGGTCCAATGTGGTTTGTTACTCATGTAGAAAGTGGTCTTAATATAATTCCACCAAAATATTATCAATACCCAAGATTCATAGTTAGAAAAGAAGATGATTGCGATTTAGACCCTATAACAGAAAGGAACGCACTTAAAATTGCTCAATATGTTTGGGACACAATTTATGAAACTCAAAATAAGACTTTTGAACAAGTATGGAAAAATAGAGAAGAAAATTTAGATAAGAAGGGAATGGAAAAGAAATCATGGAAGAAAGATTAACTGAACACAACGAGACAGGGTGGGTTTTAAAATTAGATGTTCCACAAAATGATTTTGAAGCAAGGCAACAACTCATGAATAAATTTAAACTTGCTTGTGAAAAACTTGGCAAAGTCGAAGATATACTCGAAAAATACAATATACAGAGTATTGACGATTTAGACTGTGAATTGCAAGATAGATTAGACTATGAATGTTTGTTAGATGAATGTAGACAGGCAGAAAAAGACCGAAATATTTTTAATAAGGCTTTAGACTTGATGAGTTGTGTTCTATGTAATAAAAGTAGAACTGATTTAGAGAAACAACTTACTAAACTTACTTGGAGAAAAGAAGTTATAGAATTTTTTAAACAACAAGCAGAAAAGGAGATAGGAGAAGAAAATGGCGATAATGATAAGCATTAAGCCAGAGTATTGCGAAAAGATACTCAATGGCGAAAAGACGATTGAGATAAGAAAGTCAATACCAAAGTGCGACCTGCCTCAAAAGGTGTATATCTATTGCACGAACAGTGGAGAAATTTTGAGAGAGTTTAAATATCTTAATGGAAGGTCAAACGAAAGAGGGTTTTATATTGCAAGTAGGGGCAGAAATAATCCAAGTAATTGGAATGGCAAAGTTATTGCCGAGTTCAATTTGAAAGAATATGACACATTCAAGGAAATTGATTTTATAAGTTTGAAACAAGCATGCTTAACACAAGAAGAAATTGAGAATTACAGCAACGGTAAGATTGTTTTCGGTTGGCACATTGACGACTTGGTTGTTTACGACAAGCCAAAAGAGTTGGGAGAATTTAGAAAACCATGTCCTTATGCAAAAGAAGGTGCAGAATGTTATCCAGAGAATTGCAAAATGTGTGCGTGGTATACTGTAATTCGACCACCACAATCTTGGTGCTATGTTGAAGATTTAAAAGGAGAAAATTAAAATGGGTTTGAGTTTAAGTGCTGTAAACAGAGATTATGGTTTTACAGAAGACGGAGATGACAAAAAGGGCAATGAATGCTACTGCTCTACAGATACAGGTTATAGTAGTTATAAGTTTTTTAGGGAAGACTTTATGAAATTCTTGACTGAAGGAAGAATCAAAAACTTTGACGAACTATTTTCTGCAAAATATCTGCCAAATGGTTATTGGTGGAATGAGACAGGAAAGGTCCTTATGTGCATAGAAGACTTTGAAGAAGAAAATAGAAACAATCCAAAGGTAAAAGATTACCTTGATAGACTTGAAAAAATTGAAGAAGAATTTTTAGATTTGTTTGATTGTCTTCCATTCATTATGCATAGTGATTGCGATGGAGAAATGCCATACGAACAACTTGTTTCGTTAGTGCCACATTTAAAATTCTACCACGAACAAACTGGAAAGGCTTGGGGCTATTCTGGCTGGGACTATGACTTTGTGCAAGATTTAATTGATTGTTGTGAAGAAGCAATCGAACATAAAGGAAAACTTTATTTTAGTTAAGGGGGGGGGATGAACACTCTATGGGCAAGAACTCTTCTTGCAATTTACCCTAGACTACCTGATATTTGTAAAGGGATAGACAGAGAATGTTGGAATCAAGGTCTAGGAGAATATTATAATAGAAATTATTCTTACAGACAAGACACTATATTCAATATTTTAATTGAACTTAATGAAAGAAAAGTAAGATATATCAATATTAGAATTTTAGTTGACGACTGTTTAAATTCAATGCCTCAAAAGTTTAGTTCAATTCTTGAAGATAAATATATTTTCGAGAAAAGCACTGACGAAATAAGTTTTTCACACAACATAAGTAAAAGAACTGTATTTAGAAGGTTAAATGATGCATTAGAAATGTTTAGTCGAATTATTGTTGTGTTTGGTTTTACAGATGAAGTTCTTAATAAGAAGTTTTTGTGTGATTATCTTGTTGGTGCTGAATATGTAAGACAGAAACATATAATGGAAGATGAAAATCATTGTAAACAACGAAGAGGTGGAGAATGAAATTAAAAATAATAGATTTTATAAAAGACAACCCAGAGAAATGGAAAGAGATTTTATCAGAAAAACCATACTGTTTAACAATCAAAGAAGAAGATGATTTCATTTTATTGAAATATAATCAAATCGATAGCGACTTTACAAATGAAATTGTGAGAGAATGTCGTGGTTTAATTCTTGATAAAAACTTCAAACCTGTATGCGTTCCTTTCTTTAAATTTGGGAATTATGGAGAAACATATTGTCCAGAAATAGATTGGAAATCTGCAAGAGTTCAAGAAAAAGTTGATGGCTCTCTAATCAAAGTATGGTTCTATGATGAACAATGGAGAGTTTCAACAAATGGTTCTATTGATGCCTACACAAGTGATATAGGTCAGTCAATATTTTCAGTTTTAGATATTCCATATAAAACATTTGGTGGTTTATTCGACAAAGCAAAAGAAAATTGTGGACTTGATTTTAATAGGCTTGATACTCACAAGACATATATGTTTGAGTTAGTCAGTCCTTATAACAAGGTGGTTATTCCATATAAAGATATAGCGATATATCATATAGGGACACGAAACAACGACACCCTCGAGGAACTTGACGAAGACATCGGTGTTCAAAAGCCAAAACATTATGATTTGCATACTTTGGAAGATTGCATTGAAACTGCAAGCAAAATGCCTTATAGTGAAGAAGGATATGTAGTGGTTGATAAAAACTGGAATAGAGTTAAAATTAAATCTCCACAATATGTTGCAGTCCACCATTTAAAAAACAATGGAGACCTTAATATCTCTTCGTTAGTGCAATTAGTGAGAGCAAACGAGATAGCAGAGTTTTGCACTTATTTTCCAGAATATAAAGAGTATATTATAAAACTTAAAGAAAAAACTGAAGAAGTTATTAAAACACTTGAGAAGGAAATTGACCTTATTAAAACTAAACAATTTGAAACCCAAAAAGATTTTGCACTTGCAGTGAAAGATAAACCTTTTTCAGCATTCTACTTTACTTGGAATAAAGATAGAAATTTAACTCCAAAGCAATGGTTTTGGGAACATGATAATAATAAAATAAAGGAGTGGTTAAAAAATGTCTGAATTGATATGTATGGTTGGACTTCAAGGTTCTGGGAAGTCTACAATAGCACAAGACTTAAAAAATGATATGATAGATTGCGAAATTGTTTCAAGCGACCAAATCAGAAAAGAACATAACTATCAAATTTCAAACGATAAAGTATTTCAACACTATTATGCACGAGCAAAGGAATTGTTGCAAAATGGCAAAAGCGTAATTTTAGATGCAACAAATATTACAATGAAATCTCGTAAGCAGATATTTGAAAAGTTTAAGGGTGTTGATTGCAAGAAAACAGCATATATTGTAAATACACCAATAAACATTTGTGCTGAAAGGTTGCTCGAGAGAAATCAAGAAGGCACACAACCAGAAGTTCCCCTTGATGTGCTTTACAAATACCAGAAGAGTTTTGAAGTTCCTTTCTACGAAGAAGGTTGGGACGACATTATAATTCACAATGTTACAGCATTTAGAGAAAAACAATTTGAGAAGGCTATTGAAGCAATGTATGATTACGACCAAAAGAACTCACACCACAAATATTCTTTAGGAGAGCATTGCAATAGGTTGGAAAAATACCTCAAGAAAACAAAACTTTTTCCTAAACATACAGGAATGTTACACGACATTGGAAAAATGTTTACACAAACAATAGACGAAGAAGGACAAGCACATTATTATCAACATCATTGTGTTGGGGCATACTTTTTAATATCTCATACTTTTCTTATAGAAGATATAAACATTCTTGACCTAGTGTTTTTTGTGAATTATCACATGATGCCATTTAACTGGCAATCTGAAAAAGCAATCGAAAAATGGAAAGGTATATTTGGAGAGAATAAATTTGAAAGACTAAAAATATTAAATGAAGGAGATAAAGAAAGTAGTGGAACTCAATAAAAGAAAAGTAGCAATTATATGTCGATTAGAAGAACATTTACAATATATTCAAAATTTGGGCTATGAAGTTGTCGGAATCTTCGTTCAAGGCTCACAAAACTATGGACTTGACATTTATGATGAAGATTATATGAGTGATATTGATACAAAAGCAATCGTTTTGCCAACTTTTGACGACTTTGTCGCTGGAAAAGAACCTGTTAGCACAACTATAATAATGCCAAACAATGAACATTGCGATGTCAAAGATATTAGAATTATGTTCGATATTTTTAAAAAAGCAAATGTAAATTTCTTGGAAATCTTGTTTACTGAATTTTGCTGGATTAACCCAAAATATTATTCTGACTTCTTGATAGTGCAAAATAATGCAGAAAGACTTGCTTTCGCAAACACAAAAGCATTGCTTAATGGAATTGCTGGAATGTCTGAACAGAAATTTGTGGCTCTTAAACACCCTTACCCAACAATAGTAGACAAAATTGAAAAGTTTGGATATGACCCAAAACAACTTCATCATATTTATAGAATGAACCAATTTATGACAAGAATTATTAACAATGAAAGTTTTGGTTCTGCACTAACAGCCTATGATAGAGAGAAACTTATTGACATAAAGAAGGGGTGTCTTCCATTAGACATTGCGGAAGAAAATGCAATTCGTATTAACAATGATACTTTTAGATTAAAAAACAAATATTGGGAGAGTCATAAGATTGAGATTGACGAAGATGCTTACAAGATTTACCAACATTGTAAAAAAGAAATTTTAAGAAAATGGTTCAAAGAAGAACTACAAAAGGAGAATGAAAATGATTGATATAGGAGAATTAAAACTTGGGGATAGGGTAAGAGATAATGTTACAAATAATACATGGTTTGTTTCAAACATAGAATATTTAAGAAGCGTAGATGACGAACACGAAGAGATTACAGTAGCATTAGAAAAGAATCCATCAGTTTATGAACAATTTTGTCCACCAACGAATGTATTTGAAACTATAAAGGAGAGAAAATCTATGAAAAATTTTTTAACAAACAAATATAGAGTTATTGTAAATGACCCAGCAGTTATACTATTTGTAACAGATGGTATTCATACTGCACAAAAATATGTTTCAAAAGCACACAATGAACCATTCGATGTTGAAAAAGGTTTGCTTATGTGTCTTGCAAAGGCAAACGGTATTAGTCATTTGGACCTCAAGAGAATGATTAAGAATGCAAAAGTTCAAAAGAAAAAACAAGAAATGCAAGATGATAGTAAAGATGCAGTAAACTTTGCTATGGAACATGAAACTTTCAGGAACATGATGAAAGAAATTATCACTGTAAAGGAAAAGAGAGAAGAAAGACTTAAAACCACAGTGGAATTTTTGGACGATATAGAAGTATTAAGCCCAAAAGGAAAACATAGAGGCAGACCGTTTAAATTTTATGTTGGAGATAAAGTCGTAATTCGTGAATGTTATGAATATGTTTACGAAAGACCAGCAGATGTTAAGTCAATGCTTAACAAAAAATGGGAAATTAACGATGTTTATGTAACAACTGATGATGTCGACTTTTATCAAATCGTAAACGGAGATAAAAAAATGCTGTTTGCCAACAATGAACTTGACAGACTGTAAAAAAGGAGAAAATTATGTTTTGGTGGATATTTATAGGAATTTCAGCATTGCTTGTAATTCTTGGAATTGTGCTTGGAATCTATGGTTTAAATTCTTATCATGAATGGGTTGGATATATCGGCGTAGTCATATCTGTAATATTTGGAATTGCTTTTATATTGACAATAATTATAACTCCAATTCAAAAAATTTGTCTTGCCCAAAAAGTGGAAGTTTTTAAGCAACAAAAATATTATATCGAGGAAATAGTGCCAACACTTCCAGAAACAGACAATTTTGCATTGACGCAAAAACGAATTGAATTAAATGAATGGCTCTATAATGCCAAATATGAAGTAGAACATTATAGTTTCTTTACGCTATATTCTGATGAAGTGCTAAAACTTGAAGAAATCAAATAGGAGGCGATTATGCTTTGCAATTTCAAAACAGCAAAGGAAATTAAAAGGGTTGATAGAAGCAATTCTATTATCATTAAAACTGGTTTAACATTGATTGATGAAACTATTCAAGGCTTGGACTTGGGGCAGGTTTCGATTGTTAGTGGTAGTAACGGTAGTGCAAAATCTACCGTTCTAAATCAGATTGCTTTGAATGTAATTGAGCAAGGTTACGGTGTTGGAATATTCTCTGGAGAATTATCCGATTGGCGTTTAATGAACTGGCTATATTTACAGTGTGCAGGTCCAAAGAATGTTAAAAAAGCCACGAACAAAGACGGAGAAGAACTTAACTTTTACACTGTAACCGACTTCAATAAAGATAAAATTGACAACTGGCTTGGAGATAGACTATATATTTATGACAATGATGGCGGAGTTAAAATCGACCAAGTTGGGAACTCAATTCAAGAACTTGTAAAGACTGATAGGCGTATTAAACTTATCATACTTGATAACTTAATGTCTCTTGATATTCAAAAGTATGGAACAGACAAATATGAAGCACAGAAAGAGACAATTTTAAGATTGACACAATTTGCTAAAAAGAACAATGTTCATATCGTGTTTGTTTGCCACCCACGAAAGTGCGTAGATTTTATACGAAAAGAAGACATAAGTGGTTCTGGAGACCTTGCAAATGCAGTAGATAACATTTTTATATGTCATAGAAATACTCAAGATTTTAAAAAAAGGTCCAAAGAGTTCTTTGGCTGGCATGATGAACACCCAATCTATCAATATGACAACATTATTGAGATTGCCAAAAATAGAGAATTGGGGTGCATTGAAAAACTTTGTGGTTTCTACTTTGACACAACTTGTAAAAGATTTTTGAATTATGAAAATGAATGTCATAGATATGGCTGGGAAGGCTCTTACCAACAACAAGAACTTCAAGAGATTGATGACCCAGATTTGCCATTTTAAAAGGAAAAATTATGAGTGATTTACCAAAAGTTCCCAATAAAGTAACCCTTGATGCAATTTGTAAATGTGGTCTTACCCTGCCATATTATAAAAATATAGTTGTTTCTGTTAGTGGTGGAGGAGATAGCGATATTGTAATCGATTTAGTTTTGAGAGCCTGCGATGAATGTAATATTGATAGCAAAATTTTGAAATGGATATTTTTTGACACTGGCATTGAATATAAAGCCACAAAAGAACATTTAGATTACCTTGAAGACAAATATAAAATAAAAATTGAACGAATACGAGCAAAATGTCCAGTCCCACTTGGTTGCAAAAAATATGGATTACCATTTTTAAGTAAGTTTATAAGCCAAATGATTGAAAGATTACAAAACAAAAACTTCGATTTTGCAAATGATGGTTGGAAAAGTTTTGAAGAATTGAATTTGAAATATCCACGAACAAAGGGTGCATTAACTTGGTGGTGTAACAGATATGAAGTAAAGGAAGGAAAATCAAATTCGTCATTTAATATATCAAATAATGCTTATTTGAAAGAGTTTATAATAGAAAACCCACCAACATTTAAGATAAGTGCAGAGTGCTGTCAAGGTGCAAAAAAAGATGTGGCACATGACTATTATGAAGAAAATGATATTGATTTATCAATTTTAGGCTTAAGACAAGCAGAAGGTGGTATAAGAAGTGTAAAAATCAAAAGTTGTTATGATGATAATCGGAATGAAGGGAAAGTCAGTGTTTTTAGACCTATATTCTGGTTTAAAGACATAGATAAAAAGGAATATGAAGACTTTTATAAAATTGTTCATTCAAAATGTTATACTGAATATGGAATGAAAAGAACTGGTTGTTGCGGTTGTCCTTTTAATAGCAGATTTGAAGAAGATTTAAAGATTGTTAAAGAACAAGAACCATTGCTTTACACTGCTTGCAATAATATATTTGGACCAAGTTACGAATATACTAGAGCATATAGAAAATTCCGAAGAGAGCATAAAGAAAATGATAAAAATGGTATATTAGACGGACAAGTTTCATTTTACGAAATATTTGCCGATTTAAAGCCAGAAGATTATGAACATGAATAAATTGTCAAGAAATATGATTTGTGGCAAAATTGGTGGCAAAGATTTAATATTTTGGGGGTATTATGAACAAAATTGAAATTGAATTTATAAAAGACCAAATAAAACAGACTTTAACATTAAAAGATATTGTTGAATTTTATATAGGTCAACCAAATCAATATACTGGTAGATATAAATGTCCTTTCAACCATGACGAGAACCATTGCAACCTCGAGGTAAAAGAAAAATATTGGCGTTGTTTTAGTTGCAACTTAAGCGGAGACGAAATTGAACTTGTAAGACAACTATTCGGTTTAACAGACTATAAAGATTGCTTAAGAAAGATTGCTGAAGATTTTGGGCTTAAGCAAACAACAGAATTTGACCCAGAATATGAAAAACGAATAAAAAAAATCAAAGCAGAAAGAGACAAGGCAAAAAAAGACAAAGAAATACTTGAACAAAAATCACGAGAAATTTATAATAAACTTATAAAACGACAATTTGAGTTGGAAGAAGTAATTAGAAAAAATGAACCATACAATCCTAAACGACTTCAAAACTATATGAAAACTAAATGTCCAGATATTCTTATGCATGCTGTAAAACAATATAATCAAAACGAAGTAATTGTCAATATTTTTCTTGGATATGATATTTCAGACTACGATAGTGTAATTTATGGTTGTGCAATAACGAATGAAGAAAAAAATGCTTTGAAAAATAAAATCGTTCGTGATATAATAGACAATAAAATCATAATAAATGAAAAAGGAGATATAGTGAAAGCGTATGGCTACAAACTCTAAACCAGTTACAAAAAAACAACAAGAAAAACAAAACGAAATTGTTGAATTGACAAATTTTGCAGAGCAACAACTCATTGAAAAGAAAAAAGCAGATTTGCCAAAGTTTATTCGCAAACGAAAGAAAGAGTTTATAAAAGAACTTGAAACTTATAATATTGCACGAACAAATGAAGATGATGAAGTTATAATCGCAGACAAGACAATTCCTATGCTTGAATTAGTCGAAAACTGTTTTGCTCCATTTATTAAGAATCAAGGCATTGCTCCACAATATAGTGCAAAAGAACTCACTGTTATATTTGATTATTTTAAAGAATGTATCAAAGAAATGAATAAACACCAAATAGTTCCACCAACAAAGGAAATGTTCTGCAGTCTTTGTGGTATTTCAACCGAAAGATTTAGTGATTACAAAAATGGTTCTTCGCCAGAAGTTAGAGAATTGTGTTTGCGTGTAGAAGATTTTATTGCGAACTATCTTTCTGTTAGTGGTTTGACAAGAAAAACCGATGCAGTAACAAGTATATTCCTTCAAAAAAGTTCGCTTGGACGAAAAGAAGCAACTGAAGCACAACAAGTTATCAATAATAATAACTTAATATTAAGCGATAGTGAATTTGCAGAATTGCTTAATAAATATTCAACAAAGAAATAGGAGTAATTATGAAAGAAAAAGAAACTTTTGAAGAAAAAGTGGAAGATTTTATAAATGATAACACTGAAATGTATAGTTGTTTTTCAGTGAACAATGCGTTATGTCCATATTGTGGAGAACCTTTATATTATCCAAATGATGATGTGGCGTTATATAGAGACGGAGAAGAAATAACATTGCATTGCGATGAATGTAATCGAGATTTTTATGTTTACCCATCTATGAATTGGGACTTTGATTTTGTTCCAAAAAAAGAAGAAGTTGAAAAAATCATAAAAGAGCAAGAAGATGAACAAATTGAAGGCTGAAAAGTCTTCTTTTTTAATACATAAAAAAAGAGTAGCCGAATGCCACTCATAAAACTTGGTTCTATGCTACTCTCTTGCATTTTGTTAAACTCACGATTTAACGAGCCATAGACACTCAAAGTTTTTTCGTAAAGGTTTGTTTAAACATATTTTTGCTCCTTTTACGCATTTATGCTAACATATATTTTATAATATGTCAACAATTTTTGTATATTTATGCAATAAATATTGTATTTATTCACAAACAAACCACGCTTGGTCGCAAATTAAGTCGCTACAATCCCAAGTATCATTTATATTCCCATCAATTATTGCAGTTAAATGATTTGGAAGTCTTACAAGAAATATTCCGAAAGGGTTCTCTTGACAAAATTCTTCTACAGTCATTCCTTTGCAAAAAACTGGTGTATAATTAAATACTCTTTCTAAAAGATTTGCATAGCAACATTTTGACAATCTATCACAACCAAACAATTTACTTGTTAGGACCAGTTTCTCTTGAATATCAAAATAATCATAACCACTAACAAGTGCGATTGCTCTAGTAACACAATCATCAGTCTTTGCACCATTTGGGTTTAAATTTACAAACTTAAATGCCATAATGCCTCCTGTTAGTGCAATTACATACCTTCAACTACATAATCATAGTAACTAGCAAGTTTTTCTCCATATCTCATAGCAACATCATCATCGCAGAGCCAGTCTTTTGCAAGTCTCAAATAAATATCAAGATTTGCAGTTCCAAGAGTTTTGCAGTAATCTGTAAACATCATTAAGACAGTTGTATAGAACTCGTCAAATGAGAATTTATCAAATTGTATTCCCATTTCTTTTGCTTTCTTTTCAATGTTTTCATATTTGAAGAATGCTTTATCTTTTTCTTCAACTTCTGCTAAAAGTCTTTTGCTCCAGTCCATGAGGTCTCTATCAGACAACATTTCTGCCCCACGATAATCTCTATAATATGGGTCATACACTTCTTCTTCATAACCAACTCGTCCCATGAGTTCAAATGGATACATATGGTGTCCATCTCTCATTCTTTCTCTATCTCGATTTGGGTATTCAGGTCCAAGATATTCGTGTTCGTCTTCACGGAACTCACGATATTCTCTGTCTCTTCTGCGTGGGTCTCTGCTTGTGATATAGCCACCACGAGAGCCATAAGGGTTTCTACCATCTCTCATAAATTGTCCACGAGAATTTCTCATACGAGCCATATCTCTCATCATTTCAAATCTACTCATTTGCAGTTACCTCCTTTTTAGGAGTTGATTTTGCACGAACAACAGCAACTTCTGGTTCTTCTGCAGATGTTACAGCAGGTGTAGTAAGTGCAGTTCCATTCACACTTGTTAATGTGTTATTTGGACAACAGCAAGGGTATCCAAGAAGTCTGAAAGTAGCCCCAGTAGCAGATGTTACTACACAAGTAGAATATCTTGTTCTTGTTCTTATTGAGCAAGCAGTTGCTTGAACGCAATTAGGCTTTGTCAATGGATACAATACTGTGCCAGTTCCGATAGTAATATATACTGGAGCATTTATTGTTGTTGTAGTAGGAATTGATTGAGCCACTACGATACAATATTTTTCACAGTTTTGATAAGAACCTGCTGGAATATTGATAATCAAGTTTCCCCCAGTAAATGTTACTGCCTGTGAAATTACAAGGCGATTACAAAGTTTACATATTGGTTTACAAGCCATTTTTTATTTCTCCTTTTAATATTTCTAATATTTGTTCTAATAAGCCATTTTGATACTCGAGCATTTCATTTTGTTTATCAAACTGTTCGTGCAAATCTGCAAGAAGTTGGTCGCTTTGCTTTCGATTGTGTCTGGCGACATCGTTTTCTGCTGATTGTTGACGATTCTCCATTAAGTTTTCATACCCAAGCATTATGCTTATTACATTTAGAAGGTCGCCTGCAACATTGTTATTATTGTTATTTCCATTGTTGCGAATCATAATTCCCTCCTAAAATCAAATAAGGGCATAGAGAAAATCTACACCCTTACGAAGTTATTCAATTTTCTCAACTAAATTGTTTCACATGAAACATTTAGGACATATTTTATTTTGTGTTAATTAGAAACCACATCCACAGTTGTTTCTTCCAAGTCCATAAGAACTTTCAAATGGAGAGCATGTTATATATGCTGGAACTGGGCATGGTCTTAACTGATTAACGATTGAAGCAGTTTGTGCATTTTGAGATAATTGTGCTGTCAATGCAGAGTTTTCTGCTTGGAGGCTAGAAATCTTGTCTGCTGTCAAGAAGTCAATTATTCTTTGAGTATTTGCACTGTTTGCTTGGATAATATCACATGTGTTTTTAGCCAAGTTGTAGTTTACTCCATCGATTGCTCTTTGGGTAGCACAGCAACAGTCGCTAATTTGATGAGATACTCCATCGATTGCTCTTTCAGTTGAGTTTGCAGTTGTTAAAATTGCTGTGTTCACACCATTAAACCCTTGACAAAGAGTTTGTTGAACTCCAGAGAAACCGTTGAGCATTCCTGTGTTCATAGCGTAGAAACCATCGCAAAGTCCTTGTTGAACGCCTCTTACAGCACTTTCAAGGTCGCTGAAGTTCATGTCTTGGCAAAGGTCTCCCCTTGTCAATGCACCATTTGCTACGCCATTTCCGCCGAAGCCATTACCCCATCCACCGAATAAAGCGAACAGAATAATAAGAACCCACCAGCCACCGTCTCCACCCCAACCATTGTTGTTGTTAGAGCCATCACGACCAATCATGTAACCAGTTGCAAGGTTATCATCATTATACATAGTTTTACTCCTTTTATTGTATATTTATATCAACAGTAATCATTTTTAGTCGACATCAAACTCATACTGGAGATACCAAAATTATTTGAGACCCATCTTGCGAGCAATTTGCATGATTTGCTCTGGGTCTATTCCTTGTTGCTGTGCCATTTGCATAGCAAACTCTTTTGGGGATTTCCCTCCAGCCATATTTTTCATTTGTTCAATCATTTTGTTGGCATTAGGGTTTTGTTGCATGAGTTGTTGTATCATTTGTTGTGGATTACCACCACTGTTAAGGAACTGTAAAATATTATTTACAGGGTTATTTGCTTGTCCCTTTGGAACATTTTTGCCTAATGGATTCATTATTTATCTCCTTTTTTTATTTCGTCTATTTGATTTTGAACCGATATTTTAGTTATTTTATCTTTAAGTGCCTTTATTTCAGCCTTCAATGGGTCTAAATCGCCAGTTTTTACATAATCAGAAGAATTTATCGTATCTTGGTCTTTCTGCCTTTCTTGCCCTGAAATTTCTCGTATTTCGTAGGTCTTCACTTCAAATTGTCCCCTGCTATCTACAATTTTCTCATATAAAAGGGCTTTGTCATTATCTAAAAAGATATAATTGCTATTTGTTGGCAACGGTCTATTTCTCACATCGTCTATTCCGTTTACAAATATTTCATTAGTATTAGTAATTGTTTGTGGTTGAGTTTGTGCTTGTGGCTGTGGTTGAGTTTGTGGGACAGATGTTGTTTGTTGATATGGTGTGTAATATGGTGTAGGAGTGTAACCATAATTCATTCCTGCACTACCGTATGGATTGTAGCCATTGTAATTCATAAAATTATTTGCCATGTTTATTTACCTCCCTTGTTAGTGGTCTTTTTGCTTGCTTCTTTTATTTTGTCTGTTTTCTTCATAGTAATAATAATATCCAGTTTCCTGTCTATTGTTTTAAGCAATGCTAATACTTCTTTATCTTTAAAAATCATGCTTGCCTCCTTTTTGTTAGCCACAGTATAAAATAAAAAAAGACCTTTTGTGGTGGACACAAAGAGGACAATTTTAAATCATTTTAAAAATTTTAACAATTTGTATACTTTATCTTGACAATATGTAGACTTATTGTTATAATAATACTGGAGGTAAGATATGTATACAATATATGTTCATATATTTCCGAATGGAAAGAAATATGTCGGAGCAACAAAAGAAAAATTATATAAAAGATTTGGAAAAAATGGAAAAAACTATACTGCAACAAAAATGAAAAAAGCAATAGACAAATATGGGTGGGATAATATACAACATATCGTATTAGAAAAAGATTTAGATTATGATACAGCAGTTAAAATGGAAGAGTTTTATATATCCACCTTTAAAAGTAGAGACCCTAAATATGGGTATAATACAAATACTGGTGGAGGTTTTAATAAAGATACATTTCAACCAAAATTTAATATGACAGACAATAGAAAGAAATGGTATAAGCAATTACAGGGAACAAAATTGTCAAATGAAACAAAAGAAAAAATGAGCCAATTCCAGATAGAAAGATTTGGAAAGTATCTATGTCAATATAAAGATGGTATTCTCATAAATAAATGGGAATCTGCTTGCGAAGCAGTTAGACAAACTGGATTTGGAAAAGGTTTGATATGTAGAGTTGCAAGACATAATGAAATCTCTGATAAAAAACATTTCGCATATGGTTATATGTGGGTATATGAAAAAAGAGACCAATAAAGGTCTCTTCTATTATTGTTCTTTTAAATACCTAATAAAGTCTTTCTTCATTCTGTATCTATACTTTTTAACAGTGTCCCATTCTACATTACGCTGGGTATTGCATAATATTTCCCAAACTTGCTTATTGCTTAACTTCTCAACAAAGAACATTACTGCAATATCTTGTTTATCTTTATTATAGCCGAGTTGATTGCATATTTCTATAACTTGGTCCTTTGTTATACTGTTTAAAGTAAGCATTGTTCTGGCTTTCTTTTCCAATAACAAATCAACTCTATCTTGTGCAATATAACCAAAGAAACAGATTATAAATGCAATCGGAATAGCAGATAATAAACTTGCAGTTACAGGCAAAGTGATTGGTATTGCAAACCATACTATTCCAAGTGTCAACATAATGCAATATGCTGTTTTTGAAAAATGGAATTGTTTATCGAATACTCTACGAATAATCAAATGTGCTATTATAAGCATTGCTCCTTCAATCCAGCGATTAAATATCCACGAACAAAGTAAAACTGAAGATATTATTATCGCATATATCCAGAGTTCGTCTACAATAAAATCTCTAATCGCTAACTTTATCTTGAGTCTTGTCTTCTTTCGGTCTTTTGGCGATTTTTTCTTCGTAGATTGCTTTTTCTTCTGTGAGTTCTGCGATTTTTCGGTTGATTTTGGCAATTCGTTTTTCTTCTCGTCCTTCGTGTTTTCCATATAATGGTGGGAATCTCCAGCCCATGATGACTTACCTCCTTTATAATTGTTGAATAAATAAAGTAAAATTAACCATATAAAACTTTCTATGCCTACCATATAAATTGTAAAAGAGTTTATATGTTCCATATATGCTGGTAAATTTCTAATAGATAATGTTAATGCATGACTGATTAGTTGAATTGGATAGCATATTGCGACATCACTCATACTTCCTTTAAACAGAAGTGGCAATACCACAAAAGTCGATATGCTAAATGCTGTATATACATTTGTATCAAATATAGATAAACCAATATTTATTCCGATAACAGCAAAAACAACCAAACACTCATACCACTTCAAATACCAACGCTTACATACTGCACACAAATACAGCCAATAAGTCATAAATGAAGTTATTATTCCGAATAGATAATCTGCCCACATGTGAGTGTCTATATAGTTACCTATGTCGACTATGACTTTTATCTCAATAGACAAAACAAATTGTTCTGGTATAAATATTTTCAAAACATATAATGCACACAGAAATATAATAACCAGAGCAAGCATAGTCTTTAGAACTTTCCTGTTCATTTTCGCCCTCCTTCCTCCCCCCCCCATAACAAATTTGTTTAGAATTTTATTTCATTTGCTTTTGCAACCGTTTCAGTTGCTTGAGGTGTAGTTTCTACCACACTTTCAATAACCGCATTTTCTTGAACAGGTTGAACTTCTTCAACTTTCATTTTTTCTGCGACTTCATTGATTTTATCTATTCCAACTTTGCCAATCATTTTCTTTAATTTGCTTTCATCGAACTTGTCAAATAATTCTGCTACTTTTGAAACTAAAACTTTTACAAGTTGTTTGAACCCAAGACCTTCATAAGAAGTATAAAGTCCAAAAACTCCAGCGATAGTAGTCAAAAGCAATACAACAAATTCTGTAGATGCCAATGTTCCATTAAGAATGAACAACTGACTTATGATTGGACCTGCAACAGACAAGCCTAAACTCATAATGCAGAATACTGCTCTATACCATTTTGGGTGCTTTTCTTTGAAAGTTTTAAAAGGCAATTTGATTATGCCGACAAAGCAAAGAATTATTGCTGTAATAATACTTGCACACATAAAAACTTCCTTCATTTCTATCTCCTAAAATTAAAATGCGATTGTGCCATCAGACACAGTTTCTTCTGTTTCTTCAGAAACAACTTCTTCTGTAACTTCGTCTTCAATTTCGATTTCTTCAGTTACAGATACTTTAGCAAAGAGTTCATCTATTTTTGCTGACTTTTCTGCGTATTTTGCTTCAACTTCTGCGATTGCAACTTCTTTAGCGTTTTCTTTTTCTGCTTCAAGATTTGCTTTCATTTCGCTTACTTCGTCATACAATTTTTCAAAGCCCTCGAGTGCCTTTACAACTGTTTTAAACATAGACCTACTACCTCCTTTTTTTGAAATTATTATACTTGCTTGTCTTTGGTCGACATCAACTTGCAAGGTATAACCGTTAATAGTTGGTTGTTCCATTTCAACCATTTGCGTGAATGCTGGGCGTTCATTTGGCATAATTATATGTTTATTAAATAACATTTTTATTTAAGCACGAACAAACAGATTAGCCCTATGGCTACTCCGATTATCAGAATGCCCCAGCAGATATTTTTGATTGTTCTACCTAAATTGAATGTTTTATTATTGTTATTATCAATAAATTTCTTTTGCACATCTGCAAATCTTTCAGAGCAGTCGGCAACAAGAGTAATGAAACCTTGAACAACGAATGAAACAAATTCCATTATCCAGCCTAATGTAAATAAATATAATACATAGAATGGATAACCAACAATTAAAGCAGTCGAACGGAATATCTTTGGCATTTGCTTTGTTAAGCCCATTGCTTTAAGAATTGTTTTTGCTCGTTCGTGCTTTGCAGAGTCTTCTTCGGTTTTTGCTTCAGTTACTTCTTTCTCAACCTTGATTTTCTCTTTTTGTTTTCTGCCTTCAGTTTGAGTTTTGCGAATGTCAATTTCATTCTTTAATGCTTGGTCTGTAAGTTGTTGTAACTCCCCTTCATTTTTTTTCATGGAGTTTTCCATAAGACCCATCATTGCTCCTGTCATTTTTTCTTGTAAAGCATAATTCTGTTGCTCTTGTGAAACTTTAACAATTTGTTGTTGTTTTTTTTCATTGATTTCTTGCTCAAGTTCTTCTAAACTTTTTTCCATAATGCCTCCTTATATTTTTTATAGAACTTTTCATTTACCTTGTCAACTGTTTTTAAAACATTTCAAAGGAATTTAAGGTATTATATTCTGGGACATCAAGCCATGTCGGTGGAGTTGGAATTATTCTTGTTTTTGTAACATCCAACCAATTTTGATACCAAGTATCAAGTTCTTGCTTTTGGCTTTCTGTAAGTCTTCTATAGTATGGTTCTCCACGATTTATAACTTGAAAACAAACAAAATCTCTTTGATTTCTTAATTCGTTGCTTTCATTATCATATAATCGTTTGTTATATTTTTCAAGATTGAAAGTGAAATCATCATTAAAATCTTCTGCAACCATTGTTTCAACATATTCGTCTGGGACTTCAATGAATGTATAGTTATATGGTGGAAGTTCTAATCGTTCTCGTGGTATCTTATGATTGCATGCGTCTTTCCATATTTCTACAACTTCTTCTGCACTATCAATGTGATGTCTAATTTGCTTTCTAATTCCTATAATCATAACTATTCTCCCCCTTCTGTAGTAGTGGTTTCTTCAGTAGGTGTCTCTTCTGTAGTTTCTGGCACATATTCATAATAAAATGGTAAATCATTAAAAGCAGTTACACCATCTCCAACTTTTATAGCAAGACTTGTATAATCTTGAACGATTTCATTTAAGTCTAAAATTGGGTTATTGTATTGATATTCTGCATTATTATAACCATGCCAGCCTAGTTGTGTCCATTCTGAAATTTCGATATGACATTCGTCCTTAAGAGACTGTAAAGCATATAACTTTTGTCTAAATTCATCTTGTAAGGCTGATATTTCATTATATTCTACAATTCCTGTTGGTGTATGCTTATAAAACAATTCGTCAGCAGATGTGCGTTCTCTTATATGCTTTGCTTCGTTTTTCAAAAAATTTAATAATAGTTCTTTGCACTGTGGAATATAGGTTTCGTTATACCATGTATTATATGTTGTTGCTGTTTGGCACGCTGTTTTATATACTTCAGTTTCTTCGTATGGAATCACAGCAACAATTTGAAATCTTCTACCATTTTCATCAGCATCAATTTCCTGAATTGTTGTATTTTCATTGACAGAAATAAAATCAACTGCAGATTGGTAGTCTTGTTCATAAAAAATATCATCAATATTCATACTTTACCTCCTACTGCCATGCACCTATTGCAATATAATCATACTTATCTTGTTCACTATGGTTAGTATCAAATTGGAAATTAGTTGTAGTTTTATTTCTTACATCTCCTGTGTTCGTATAATTTCCACGCATAGACCCACTTGCATGTTGGCAACAAACTTTATAAAGTGTATTGACGAATGGTAGTGTAAAAGTTACTGTAACATTAGTCGCTTTATTAAAACTTCCCCAACATATTTGTATACCATTTGAAAATCTTAAAGCCCAAGCCTCTGCACCAGAAGTTCTTGTATATGACTCAAGTTTTAACACTGCCTTACTATTTACAAAAAAATCGCCATCGCTTACGCTTTTACCTGTAATAAGATTTAAACACCCATTGGTAGAATGCACTTGAAACTTTCCAAGATAACTACTTCCATTTGAACAAACTTCAAGAATATCTTTAAACCATTTTGTTCCACCTATTTCTTCGTCTCCTGTTTTATGAACAACAGTGTTATCATTGGCTTTTGCATTCCAATCAGTTTTTTCGGTATCAGTTACAAGTCTATGAGTTTCATCTTGAGATAATTGTGATAGTGCAGTAGGAATTGCTGACGAAGTAATAAAACCACTATCGTTGACAAGTTGACTTGTCTTTGTTGGAATTTTGCCTTCTATTTGAGTTATCGCAGTTTCTCTGGCTGTTATTTCATTAGAAATTTTTTGGTTTAATAAATTTCCTTGATATGCTGATAAAACCTTATCAATATTTGTGCTTTCAAGATTATTTACTATATCTGTATTTTGAATATATCCACTTAAATCAACAGAAGGACCTAATTGCTCCCACCTTTCTGTATCTCCGTCATTCAACCAAATATAACCAACACTTTCATTTTTTACATACCATACATCTCCAATACTATTATTTGTTGTTGGTAAGTCTCCAAGTGTCTCGACAGAACCTTTTAGGTCAAAAACTGTTCCAATTCCGTCTATAGCAGTTTTTAGTTGTTTTGGTGTAACAGCAGTATTTTCGCTATTTCCTTCTTGAATTTCTTGTGCAGAAGCAATCTTTATAAGCCCATGCTCTGCATTACTTGCGTTTGGTATATCAGAAAGAGTAATGAACCCAGAATCATTCTGTAATTGGCTAATGTTTCTTGGAATTTCAATTTCTATATTATCAAAAACTATTTTGTTAATAGCCATACACTACTCCTTTTTAATTTCTTCTTCTACCACCTTTGGTTTAATGTCTTCTGCACTTTCAATGTATGAATATTTATTTGGAATATCAACTGCCTCTTCATACTTTATGTTCGTGCCAGTTTGAATTATAAATTTACCACTATCGCTGTAAGTTCTTATTAGGGTCTTGTCATTTATTTTAACTTCTTCCTGTTTAATCATTCTGCACCTCCCATTTCGCTTGCTTTATATATATAATTTGCATATGTTGTCCAGTTTGTAGAATTTATCCATGTGTCATATAAATCATCTGGGACATAAATTTTACAAGTTTCAGATATTCCATTAAATACATTTGTAGATGCTAAAGTTGGGACAGCAGAACATTTACTAAAGTCATACTTTTCAACAAGTTTACACCCATAAAACGATTGAGAAGCCAGATTTAGCACATTTTTAAATTCAACAATTTTAAGTTTTTGGCAATCATAAAATAAAGATGAGTTTATTTTTCCTGAAAAGTCATTTGAAAACTTAAATTTTGTCAAACTTCCGCATCTAGAAAACCCAGAATTACATATAGTCGTCAAAGTATTAGGAATTACAAGAGTTTCAATACTATAACAACCAGTAAGTCCAGATGAATAACTTGTTGAAGTGCTTTCAGAATCACAACCCAAGAATATTAAATTTGCAGGCAAAGTCATTGTTTTTATATTTATGCAACTATCAAAAGCATTCCATTTTATTGATGTTATCCCAGAAGGCAAAGATACTGTCTCAAGCCCATAACAGTGATAAAAGCAATAGTTATATATTTGTGTAGTATCTGATATATAAACTTTTTTTAATGAATAATTTACATTTGAAGAAGTTTCGCTACTATATACAACATATGAACCAAGCCAATATTCTGGAAGATTATTCTCATCGGCAGGATAAATTTTTACAACATAATTACCTATGTTTCCATAAGTATGTGGAAATACAAATCTCCCAGCACCATTAGTAGTTACATCTGTAACACTTCCATCTCCCCAGTCAATTATAATTCCGCCTCTCAAATTATTATTCAACCTTATAGCAATATTTATTGTTAAACTCGTTTTTTTAGTAAACTCGAAAAACAAATAATTTGTCATATTACTTGTTGTATAATTAGGACCTATCAATATATCAGAATCTATAACTGTAATAGAATTATCAACAATTTCTGCCTGACTAACCCATTGTTGAAATATAAGGTGTTCATGAACTGGAGCATCAGGCAAAATGAAAACATCTCCGCTATTTAACCATTCTTCTTTTAATAACGAACCATCAAAATCAATAACCTTTACATTGTATTTGCCATACATTCTCAAATCTTCTTTATATTCAGAAAACACAGTTTTATTACCGTTGACATCTGTTAAAGAAACAAATTCAACATTGTTATAAACAATGTCCTTTCCATTGCTATTTTTTATTATATAGTCATTTGCCATAACATCCTCCTAATCAATATAAACGGTATTTCTAACTTGACTTGTTTGATATGCACCGTTAATTTCAAGTTGAGAATCTTTAATATTGTTCTCATAATAACTTGTTGAGATAAATAATGTATCATCAGAAACCCATACTTTTATTCCACCAATAGTATCTTTTGATGCAACTGGCATACCTATAAGTATATTTGGGTCTAATCTTTCATTTGGTATTTTTCCATTTTGTTCTAGCAATTTGTAATCAAAGACTTTTAATGACCATGCATCTGAATTTGTTCCTTTTCCTATTTGAATTGCCCCAGTTGCAGTAGCATTTGTTTCATATAAGTGTCCATTTGGTCCAATGGCAATAGTATGAGATGCCGAAGCCTTACTGCTTGACCCTATAGATATAGAACCTGTTCCACTAGCACCAGAATTATATGTGCCAATCAATACACCATCTGGTCCAGCACTTCTACTATCTCCACCATATATTGATATAGAATTGTAACCAGATGTATTAGCATCGTATGCACGAATGTATAACCCACTTACAGAAGTCATATTTTCTTTTGCAGAAATAACTATATCTTTAAGAAATATTTTTTTTCCTTGAATTTTTTGTTCGTTAGTCAAATCTACATATTTTTCTGATATTTCTTGTCTTAAGTTGTTTAATTCTGTATAGGTAGAAATTTTTTCTCCATTATAAGTCAAGTCCTTATCTTCATCAATATCAAGTTTCCCAATATAATCTTCATAGCCTACAATTACTGGAGTTATAATTGTAACTTCTCCTACTGGATTTATAACTTTAAATTGTAAACTATCATTACCATTATCGCCAGAACCATCTTTTTTAAATTTTATTGTTATAAAATGTTCTCCAGCGGACACATTAGAATATGTTAAGGTTACTGGGCTTGTAGAACTTTGTCCTTTATAACTTTTATAAACCAAAGTTGATGAAGTATCTTCTGCATTACTGTTAGTAAGAGTTTGGTCTAATTTACTAAATATTCCAAAGTCATAATTACTTTCGCCAGAGTTGATTATTTCAAAAGTAAGGTCGCCTTCAATCCACATATTAAATGAAAGTTTACACAAAGCATAAGAATTTGGCATTTTTTTATTATTGCTCTCATAATAACCATCATCATTTAAAACAAAACCATATGTTGTAGAAATGTTTTCCACATTATATTCATAATTAAAAATTGTTTCTTGGTTTTCATATATAGGAATAAGTTGCTCTCCTACGATATCTATGAAATTAAACTCTTTATTTGTAAGTCGTTGCTCTGAATTAAGGTCAACATAATTTGAAAGGTCTAATTTTAAACCATTTTCAGAAACTGTTAATGCATTGCTGGAGGTATCGTCTAATTTTATGCCAAATTGATTATCCTTTAGTTTAATACCATCTCCTGCAGAATAAACATCAACAAGGTCCGACATATCAATTCTTGTGGTTTGTTCCCCAGTTTCTGTAACCCATGTAAATATAAGAGTATCTGTTTCTGAGTCGTATTCAACACTTTTTAAGAATTGGTCCTTTGGAATATTTATTTCCCCAGCCCTTTCTCCATTTACGCTCAAATAATATAAGAGATTATTTTCAGTATCTTGTTCAATCTTGATTGATATTTCTGATTGTTTTTTTTCGTCTACTATTTTTACAGAACTTTTATTATTTACGATTATGTCATTGATAGAGTTCTTTGAAACCCCTTCAATTTCCTTCTCTAATGCCTTAAATTCATCAGTTAGGTCCTTTCCTAGAGATTTATACTCCCCAGTCTCTTTATCGAACCTGTAAGGCGTATTTTGGGTCTTATCGACATATATAAGATTTTCACTCCCAACTTCTGGAAAATCTTCTACGCTATCAAACTGAATTTCTTTGATAGTGGCACTTATCGTTTTCTTTGCACTATCAACAGTAACTTCTATACTGTCTGAAGATAAACCTGTGTATGCGACAGCAACTTCTATAAGCCCAGTCATTTCTGATTGTATTTGTTGTTCGCTCTGCATTTCGGAGTTTATTTGTGATACTTCATTGATAGTGCCATCAATTTGGGCTGTGTTATTTAAACACGAACAAAGTTTGCTTAAGTCCATACACACCTCCTATTGAATGATTTGGTCCAAAATCGAGAATTGACTTTGATTAGGAGTATTCACAGTGCCATCTGTAAAAGTATATTCTATTTCGTAAATATAATCTCCCACAGGAATTTTTGCAGTTTCTTCGCTTTCTAATCTAATTTCAAAAAAGCCATTTTCGTTTTTGGTAAATTCTTTTTGGAAGACTTCTTTATAAGCATCATCAGAAAGTTTAAACATACATTTTTCAATGATAGATAAATCAACAGTAGAACCGTCTGACTTTTTAGGGACTGCTGTAAAATTAGCAGTATCCCCTTGAGTCAAATAGAATTTTATCTGTTTTCCACCATATTTTGTTGTAGTGTTTTCAGAATATAACATGTTTATCTCCTTTTGTTTTATTAAAAAACTTAATTTTTGTTTTGTCAAGCAATTTCAATATTTTAAACTAAAATAGCACAGTATTTTCCATATCCAACAGCAATTAGTTTGCCATTGCCATAAGCGACCTTTTTCCAAGCCTGAACAGCAGGTAATCTTTCTGTAAACCAATTTATAGCGTCTCTTGAAACTACAGCATAATTTGAATTATAAGAAACAGTTACAAATTTACCATTACCATAGCCAATATCTTCCCAATTAGCAGAATATGGCAAATCTCCTGATAATGTCCAAGTTATACCATCTTCTGAATACGCAGATTTGTTTCCATTAAATACAAGCATTGAGAATTTATTATTTCCATATGCAATCGCTCCCCAAATTCCACCACCTGAACTAGAAACTGCATAATATGTCCAGTTTATGCCATCTGAAGAAATAAATACGCCAGCATTAGCAGTTATAACGAATATATTATTTCCATATGCAGTGTATCTAACTATATAATTATATGGCAATGTCGCTTGTGTCCAAGTTATACCATCTTCTGAATATATAACCGTAGCCATATCTACTATTGCTACAAATTTACCGTTTCCATATACAATGTTATCTATGCTTCCATAACCAATAGAAATCGGAACTGATTGCCAATTTATTGCATCTGTTGACACAAAAACTACACCGTTTCCAGTAATTACAAATTTACCATTACCATATGCAATATCATAGATAGATTTTTCGCTTGTCAATTCATATGGAGTCCAAGTCAAGCCATCAGAAGATGTTGCAACATAAGATTTGTTATGATTACTTGTAATTGTGGATATTGCTACAAACTTATCATTACCATATGCGATAGAAATCCATGCACCATATTCACTACCAAGTCCATCTACAACAGGCATTTCCACTTGCAACCAATCTGAAGGAAGTTTTTTATTTTTAGACACAATCGTTGTATCTCCACTAACAGTATAAAGATAACTAATCGTTGTATCTTCTTCTCCTGTAATCGTCTGTCCATTTATACTTATATCTAATGCATATTCGGCATTTGAAAGAGATGCTGAAAGGGTTATATTATCTCCACCATATATAGTATCTCCATTTGATAATTGTGTTCCGTCTGATTTTGTAACGGTTAAATTATTTTCCGATGTAATATTTAATAGATAAGGTTCTCCAACTTTATATGTTACAAATTCAATTATTGCGTCTTGTGTAACATACCATAGCCAATAACCACGACCTTCTGCGTATATTTTTTGTCCATTTACAAACACATAACTTCCAACGCCATAGCCATCTTCTGTTGTGTCTACTGCTATCTTTATAGTATCTCCTTTTGCTATAGTTTGCCCAGATAATAAATCTTGATAATAAAGTTCATTTGGACCTTTTATCATTACCGAATATGTTACGCCTTCAGGTTGAGAGAATTTTACGGAGAATTTTGAAATTTCTTGTTCGCTTTCTATAAGTTCAATATCGTTTACGCCAATTCCTTTATAATCAATGTTTGCACTTCGTATTATAAACTTTTTAGGCGAACCATCTGCGTTTGTAAACACATGTTTGCTATCTCTCGTAATATAGCACATAATGTCTTCTTCAAGTGGAACATCATAAGTGTAACCCTGATAGTTCTCCATATTCAAAATAGCACCATCTTTTCCGAAAAAAACACCATTTTCTTCTTTTGCTATACCATAATTGCCCACATATACGATAGAACTTCCTAAAATATCTTTTGTTTTCATTATTGGATATTTAAGATTTATCATAAGTTTTCCGTTCTTATATCTTGAATATAAATCTTCTGCAAATGCTCTATCATAAACATAAGAACCATTTTTAAAAGCACCTTGAGTAAATAGAAAGGATTCTTCTGCGGTATATTCTCTATCTCCGTCATAATAGGAAACAGTGTCCACAGTTGTTTGATATTCAACAAGAATGCTTAAACTTTCGATTGTATTAGTAATTTTATATAAATCTGCACTATCGAAAGTAATATCATATACAGCATCTTTGGAGAAGATAGATTTTATACTCCTAATTTGATAAGCATTTTCTGAACCCATCATGTAAATTGCATAGGGGCATCTAACAATAATTGTTATTGAAGTCCCTTCATTTTTCCAAGAAGTAATATAAGGTTTAATATAGTTTAAAGCGATAGAAAAACTATTATCTTCTTTTTGAATTGCATTTATTCCGTCTTGAACAAAATTACTTATCTGATTATTTATATCTGTTTCAACTTCGTCTATAGTATATTTGCCATCAGTAAAGTTAGACTTTTCTTGCCAACTGGTAGTGCCAAAAGCCCCATCTGTTTCCAAATTATCTAATTTACCAGCCAAATCAAAGTCCATAAAATATTGTTCAAAATCAGTAATCATGTCTTCGTATGCCCAAAATGTCATTCCACCAGTAGTTCCAGAATTGGTAGTAGACAAAAAGCACCTTTCTCCAGAATTTAAAATTGAATTGGCATCAGGTATTATTTTTATGTTTTTTATCTTTGAGAAAATATTATCAGAAGAATTTACTGTTATAGTATAATCTTTATATCTTACATCGACTATATAAAATGGAAATTTAGAAGTTTTTTGAACGCTTGTTCCTATTGTATCAGGAAAATCTGTTCCAGACCCAGAAGTTACCATTTTTTTTGCAATATTATCAGTTGGAGAAATAGATATAGAAATTGAGGCAGAATTTTCTTCTAACACATCTCCGATAGTGGTAACAGGGACATTGATTTTATTTATTTTATTTTTCTTTGCAACATCATTATTTTGAGTTCCATATGTGTTCTCAAGTTTTAATTCTAAAATCATGTTATTCTCCTAATATTTTTAAATAATATAAATCGCCTCTTTTAAGGAATATTGCTCGGCAACCATTGCAGAAATTTTCTATAAAGTCCCATATGCTATCAGAAGATACAATAACTTTTGGGAGAATAATTCTTTGTAACTCTTCTTTTGTATCCATGTCTATACTAACAGATATATTATATAATGACAAAACATCTATAAATACAGAATATGCATTTGTGTTAGTATAATATATGCTATTTGTTAATTTCATATCTTGAAGTGCTGATATACTATCAAGTAAATTTATTCTAACCTTTTTATCTTGTTCAATTATTGAAATATCGTTTTGAGATACAAAAGAATATAATATTACTCCATTTAGCCTTATATCTATTTTAACATCTGGCAAAATATTGTCATCTGAAAGAGTTCTAAACCAACCATTAGGATATTCTAAATCTGGTTGGTCTATCAATTCTAATGTTCCACTTTTTGATATTATTCCATAATATGGCAACGAATTTGAAACACCATTTATATCAATACTAACCAAACCATTTGCCTTATTAAATTCTTTAGATATGTTAGGTTGATTTATCGCTGTAACTAAAACACTAACTGTCGACTTGTTCATCTACCAACTCCCATTGAGCATATAGTGTTATGTTATCTATCATAACAGCAACTGCTCCCATAGCATATTTTTGACCGTTACCATCGATTGATGTGTTCCAAGAACTTAATTTATAACCTTCATAAACAAGGCTCTCTCCATAAGGCACAGAAAATTCGTCTCCAGTAACGCCTTTTATTGATGCAATCTCTCCAGTTCCACCATTTGCATTAAATTTTATTGTAACTTGAGTTGGTTGGTCTATTGGATTCATAGTTCCAGCAAAAACAAGTTGTAAATTTGTTACGAAGTCAAACTCTTGTCTCATGGAATAAAGTTTATTATATGTTGGTTGCTGAACATAGAAATATGCTCTTCTGTATTTTTCATCATTTGTATCATAATATTCAGTTATGATTTGGTCCACTTGTATCAATCTCATAAGTTGTGCATAATCTGAAAATTTCATAACATTCCAAGTTACTGTAAAATATGGAACAAAAAATTTATCTGGGAATATTGCAATTTGTCCTGCATTATTTCTAGTTGGCTCTTGAACATAAACTTTCTTTAATTCAAACTTATAATCAGATGGCATTGGTAATGTATAATTGCCAATAACAGAATCTATAAATCTTAATGGGTAAACTTTTCTTGTGGAAACTGTCAAATCTGGTTCTTCATATGTTCTCATAATTGATTACCCCCTCTTCTTCGACTTTCAGTTTTCAATGCTGGGAATATTGCACGAGCAAAAGCATTGTCATTTACATTATTGCCTTCGATAATAATTCTATTCTGCATTGCATCGATTAGCCCAGTTTCATAAATTGCTTCAACAAACCCTTGTTTCGTTAATTGAGCAAGTTGTGGTCCGTTGATAACATTTGTTTGGCTACCTCCAGTATTAACAAGAGCCTCTGGAATGCCGTTTTCATTCATTACAAATAATTCAGATTTTTCAGGTATTCCACCTGTAGCATAACCTTTTACATTTACTTCTTGTATTCCACTTATAAGCCCTTTAATACCAGCAAGGGCAACTCCACCAGCACCCAATGCCAATGCAATAGCACCAAAGCCAGTCCAAGCATGCTTAACTAATTGAATTGCTGTATATATTGCAACAACTGCTCCAACAATCAACATGATTGCTGATACTACTATTTTTGCAGTTCCAGAGAAACTTTGTAATAAAGAATCAACAATTAAGAAACCAGCCAAAAATGCCATTACTGCACCAAGAGTGGTCTTTGTTGTCATTGTTAGTGCAGAAAATGCTTTTGAAACATTCGTTATAGTTGTTGCTATTTTCAATGCTATCAACCCAACTATTACAATTTGTAAAAGTTTTAACTTATCAATTATAGTTATAAGAGAAGCAACAATATCTATAATAAACTTTATTACACCACTTTGAAGGATAGGAACAATTATACCATTCCAAAGGTCTTCAATAACTTCCCATATATCTTCAAATATCTTTTTCACACTTACAAGAATATTATAAAGATTTTGTTCTGAATTACTTAAATTCTTAATTTTTTCATTTGTCAGGTCAACTTCTTCAAGACCAACTCCAAGAGTGCTTTCGTCCTGTTTAGAGAGTGCTTCAAATTTATCAAAAGATAATTTTTGAGTAGCCTGACTTATTCCGTCAATTCCTTTTCTTACAACTTTAAAATATTTATCAGACCCCAATGACATTGCTAATACTTTATTAAAAGTATTTAAAAATTCCAACAATGAATCTGTTGCACTATCAATAGGACCAATAAATGCACTCAAAATCGTATAACCAATACTACCTATTGCAGTCGCTATTAAGTTATAATCTGCCTTCAATCTTAATGCAGTCTGTTCTGCTTCTGTGCTTAATTTTGTAACCCTTTCAAAACCTTGTGTAACAGTTTGGAATACAAGTTGTAATGCTCTACGAATAGTTCTATATATAGCAATATTTTTAATTCTACCGAGCAGGACTTTCCATTGAGAAGAAGTCTTTTTAGTAGATTGCTCTAATTCTTGAATTTCTTTCTTTAATTTCTTAATATTCTTTTCTGCAGATTTAGTATCTTGCCCAGCCATTTTTAATCTTATAAATTCTTCTCTGGCTTGATTAAGAGCAAGATTAAGTTCGTAAGCCTTCTGTTTAACTGGGTCTAAAGACCTTTCAAACGCTTGCAAATCTGCTTGAGCATTTTTAAAATCTGCTTGTTGTCTTTCTTGTGCAAACGCTTGTTCTGTAATTTGATTTTTTATTGCAGGGTTGTTTTCAACAAATTGATAAATAGCCTTCTGAACATTTTCATATCTTCTTAATTGGCTTTCAAGTTCACGAGTGCTACCACCCTGTATCTTCGTAATATCAATCTTTGATTGTAATTGTGCAATCTTTTTACTAACAGTATCCAACATTCTATCAATAGTAGTTATTGGGTCTGCCACTTTTTCTAAATATTTGGTTAATCGTTTTACACCTTTAGGCTCTTCTATTTCGCCAAATTTTGCCTTTACAGCATCAAGTTTCTCCATAAGATTGCCATAAGAAGAGAAACTCGATTGGACATTTATGTTAATATTATTGTTTATATCACTCATGATTTTCTCCTATTTTTTCTAAACATATCACAGCGTGCTTTCATCTGTGCTTTTCTAATTTCTTCATATTGCATTTGCTTTACTTGTTCAGAAAGTTTATTTTTGGAGAGTTCAAAAGGTTTTTTAGGATAAATATTTTTAGGGTGTTTACTAAATTGTAAACATTGAGCAATAGCCAATAAAAAGTATTGCCCTTGAAGAAATGCGACAGAATTGTCGTATTCAAACTTTGATTTTTGTTCCTGTTCGTAGGCTTCCAAATATACCCAAAATATATCAGGGTCGTCATTCCAAAATTGGTCGTAGGTCATACCTATCCTGATTGATAGTGGGCAAAGATAATAAGACAAATAGTCAAGCAAGTTGTCATATTTGTTAAGAACATTACTCGCCTGACTATCTGCTGTGGAGTTTAGTCCTCCCAAACTATCTTTTTCTTCTTTTGGTCGCCTGTCGTAAAAACCGACATAGCCAAGTTAATCAATTCAGTCTGAACATCTTCATATTCATTCTCGAATTTATCTAAAATTTCATCACTTTTTTCTTTAGTGATGTCTTTGTGAACAATCTTAATCATGTCGTAGAAAAGAATATCTAAATTCGCCATTACATCTACTCCACAAACGACTTCAACTTCGTCTTCAGAAATGTTTTTATTTTTAACAAATTTCAACAAATCTGGGGCTATATTACAAATTGTTTTTATAATTGTTCTATTCGCCGTAAGTGTGTATTTCTTACCGTCAATTTCAATCTTTTTTTTCACTTTATTTTATTCCCCTTTATTTTATTCTCCAACAGTTTTTTCGCCTTGATATGCCCAATCTCTCTTTGAAGGAACTGTAGAATAATCTATAGGCAAAGCATCTCCAGATGTTAAATCTGTAAAAGTTTTTTCTGCTGGTGTTACATATTTAAACAAACTATTAAGTTCGCCAATAGTATCATCATCGTCAGTTGGGTTTGTAACATTCCCAATGTCGTTTACCCAAATCATATTTTCAGGTGCAACAGTAACTTCGATTTGTCTTACATCTCCACCTTGAATTGTTGGTCTACCAGAAGTTCCAGCAATTACCGTTGCAGAACCATCTGAAAAGACTTCCATGTAAACATTGGTTTCTATGTTAGACAAGATTTGCAACCAGCGAATATATCTATCTTTTGTATAGTTACTTGTAAAAGTAATATCGTTCAAAGTAGTTCTGCCAGTGATTTTAGCAACATAGTCAAGGTCAAGTTCAGGTGCTTCAAAAGTTTCAGTGTCTCCACCATATTCCCCACCACTAACAAGTGGAAGAGCATATTCAAACTTCATAGCATCTTTATTCCACCAGAACAACTGTGTGCCATACTCTCCAATAGCAATCTTGTTATCAAACGAGTTTTCCATTGCTTCAGTTAATACTGCCATGTTTATCTCTCCTTATTATAAATTAGTTTTCTTGCGTTATCTACTATACCAGAAAGCCTTGCTTGTCTACGATTTGCGTTTTCTATCGGTGTCGATAGTTCTCGGTCGTATTCAAGGTTAAGTCCACGATTATAATAGTTTTTTAATTGCTGATTTGTTTGCAATATATTTTCAATGAATCGTGCAAGTCTCATATTCATTGTTCGTCTATTTTTCCCATTGGTGTATGTCTCTAACATTACTGAAAATCTTGAATAAGGTTCGATTTCAATATCTTCTTGAGCCTGAACATAAGGTCCGTCATTTTGAACTTCAATCCAAACAGCAGGAATTTTAATTTGAGAGTTAAAGTCAGAATCTATAGGAACTAAATGAATTTCTCCAAATTTTTCTATAACTTCTTTATTCTTGATATTTTTCTTAATTGTATCTCTCAAATCTGTTTCAAGCAATTCAATATCAAAATGTAATGAGTTTGCCATATTACTTACCTGCCTTTAGAATAGATTTTATCTTTGTTCGTGCCAATGCTCTCTCATAAGCACCATTTGGTTGGTTAAAGTTATTAAAAGCATTATACATGTATGCAATCGAACGCAAACCGCTAGTGAAGTTCCATTTGCCATCTTGTTCATAAAACCACCCATCTTTACCATCTGGTTTATCAGAGTATATAATTTCTGGTCCAATAGCATATTCCCAGTGAGCAGATTCTGCCCAAGCGTGTGGTTTCCCAATTCTTCCTTTAGGGTCTGCCATTGTTCCTTCTCCAACAAAGCCTGTTCCATATTCTAAATAATACATAGTATCTTTATCACTATTATTTACTATACTTACTGTATAATAACCTTTTTTTTGTTTAGAAAATGTAATATTTCGTAATAATCTACCTGTTGCATATCCAGAGTTTGAGAGATTATCTCTTGCATCTTTTACAAGTTCTCTTGCACTCCATTCTGATAAATTTTCTGCTTCATCTTTAATCTTCCTTATCATATTTGATATGTTAGTAAGAACTTGTTGTGCATTAGTGGTTACATTTATTCCCTGCCCATAGAATTTCTCTGTGTTGGTTTGTTTAGTCATTATATTCTCCAAAAGAATATTCAGTAAATATTTTAAGATTATCAATAATTCCAATATTTGTAATTTCGTTTAATTGTATTCTGTTTTCTGTATCTTCTGCACTATCAGGTTCGTAAAGCCATACAATATCTCCTACAGCAAATGGGACTTTCAAATACTTATTAACATAACCTTTAAGAGTATCATTGTCAAAATTCATTTGATAAGAGAAAATCTCTCCATTTTTACTATAATAAATATTCTTGAGATTTACAGCACTTCTTTTTGATAGTCCAACGATTATTTCCCCATCATCATGACTAATGATTTTTTCCACTACATAATTGCCTTCTTTATTCATTGAAGTTGGGTATTCATTTATAAGGAAAATGGTGTCGTTGGAGATTTGCTTGGTTATAGCATTACTCTCGAACATTACAATCAAGTCAAAATCTCCTTCTATGCCATATATTTCTTTATTAAAACTACCACTTAAAGAATCTCTCACATAATAGATTAAAGTCCAATCAGAGAATGAAGAAACTTCTGCACTACCAACAGAATTGCCTTCTGTGAATTTAGCCAATAATGGCTTTTTGTTCTTTTTTATAGCCATAGATTATAACCTTTGTGGAATTGAACTTTTTAATCTTGATAGTGGAGTTCCAGAGAATTGTCTCGTATTAGAACCTACACCATCATATGATTGTCCTTCAATACCCATAATATTATAACTTTCAACTACAAAACTAACAATATTGCTATCATACATTCCTGTTAAAAGTTCCGTATCATCATCGGCTTTTCTCCAGCGTTTTATTTCAGAGATTGCAGAATCTATAAAATCGTTAATAAGGTCAGTATCAGGTTCATATTCAGAATTAAACTGAAGTCTTCTTACTGCTTTTTCTTGTATTGTTGATTTCAGTTTGTTTATTGAGTTGTATTTCTGTGTCATCTTCAACCTCTCTTTTAATAGATTTTGGTTTTTCTACCGTAACTCTTTGAAAAACGCCACAGCCTTCATAAGAGTTTTTGAAAACAGATTCTGGAATTACAAATATTTTATTGTTCATATCTTTTACTTTAATCCAAGACATAACACACCTCCAGATTATTAACCGCCAGTAGTATGATTTACATCTGCAATAACAAGTAATTCTGGGTTTGTAAGAACTGGAAGATATATCATAGATACTTTTGTTTTAACATTTACTGGGTCAGTTTCTTTAGTTGTTGTGATAGCAACGCCAGTATCAACAATAGATACAACAGCATCAGTAGCACCAGACATAAGGTCGCTTTCTTCTGGAGTTGTTCCAAATACGCCTTCTCCAACTGTGTCAGGGAAGATTACAACAACATCGTCAGCAACAAATTTTGTAAACTTACCAGTTGTTTCATCTGTATAACCTTTGTCATAAACATAAATTCTTGTATTTGTTTCTTGTTCAACAAGTCTTTGAGCAGATGTTGTATTTGGTGTTACAGTTCCATTAGCAAATACATAAAGAGCATTTTTTATAGAATTTGCGTTTACAAACAATCTCAAAGTGTTTCTGTTCATAAGGATATTGCTTGGTCTTGAACCAGTAGCGTTTTCAACATCATCAAGCCAATCGTTAATATCTTTAATTGGGTCTGCAGTTGTAGTAGTATGCCAATTTGTTTGTTTTTTGTTTTCAGAAGGAACTCCGAAATCATAAGAAATTGCTTGACCGTTGCTAGCGAAAGCAATAGCCCCAGAAGTCATAAGTTGCATACGAAGCATTTCTCTTGTTACATCTGCGTTAGCAAGTAATCTGCTTTCATCGTCAAAAATTACATTGAGAATAGAATCAATGTATGTTCTATTTCCACTAGCAAGAACCATATTAAGTTGTTGTCTTTGTTTTTCATTTACATCCATGAAATTCTTGAAGAATGGCATTTCTGTAGAGATTTTTGCAAATGCTTCTCTTGAAAGTGGAATAGCCTTTGCATCAAAACTTGACAAGTCCAATGGTCTTACCTTTGGTGCATGTCCTTGAAAGTATGAAAGTTCAATTCCAAGTTGTTTTCTTTGTGGGAATAATGCTTCTCCCAAGAAAGGTGTTCTTTCTTTTGAATTATCTGTCCATTTTTCAGCAATAATAGGTGCTGTAATTTCATCATAAATTGTAGCCATAATTACAATGCCCTCCCTTTGATAAATCTAACTCTTGCTTCTGTCTTTGTATTTGTATCTGCAGTAAGAGTTGTTCCTACAAGTGTTTGAATTGCACTATCGAGTTTGAGCAAATCAACATAACCGTCTACAAGCAATGTAGCATTTGTATCTCCGTCAGTAACATCAATGTCCCAACGAGCATAGCCATAAACTGCTGGACCTGCAGAAGATGCAGTAGCCAAATAAGCAGTGCCTTTTGTTTGTCTATTAGTGAACACATTTGAAGAGAAAGTTATAGGTGTTCCAGCCTTGATGATTTTCTTACCTTCATTATTAGCACTTACTCCTGTATTTGAAACAATGCAAGGAATAGCAAACGCTAATTCTGGAGCAATAAGAATATCAGTTTCGTTTGTGAAAGTTTGAGTTTTCAATTTTTTTATTCTCCTTTATAAGTTTTAGTTATTTTTATTTTGTGGTCTATATAAGTCCAAGATTTTAGATTTAGTCCATTCATTTTGTTGACTAGGTTCATTTTTTCCGTCAGGACTAACTACAATAGTTCCTACTTTTTGTTGTCCTTGTTGCAAACCTTCGATAGCAGATTTTTTAGTGTTAGCAATAAGTTGTTCTCTTTCAGTAATCAGTTCGTCAATTTTTGCAAGACTTGCAGTTTCATCTTCATTGATAGTGGACAAAATAAATTCTACTTCTTTTTCAGTGAAACCTTTATTTTCCATTCTTGCCTTTGCCTTCGCTTGATTTAACTTTACGATTTCGCCTTTCTTATAGTCTTCAAACTCAACTTTTGCTTGTTGAAGTTTTTGTTCTGCTGTAAGTTTTGCTTCTTCTTCAAGTTGTTTGCGAATTTCTTCCTTACCTTTTCCGTTTTTGAACTTCTCTACTGCTCTGCTAATTTCAGCATCGAACTCGCTTTGGAATGCGTCCTTGTCAATTTGGACCGTTCCGTCTTCATTTTGAACTACATATTTTTGAATATCCATTTTATTACCTCCTTCCAGTTCAAGTTCTTGTAGACCCCAGTCAGTTCATAAGCCCCAACCAGTTTCTATCTGCTTGCCCCAGATAATGAATATTATTCTTCAGCGTTTCCGCTGTTAGAACCTCTTTTATTCTGACTTTTATTGTCAGAGTTTTGACTGTTTTCAGTCTTCGTGGTATTACCCTGATTGGTAATCTCTTGTTGCTTCTTCATTTGTTCAAGATTTGCTTCAGCCTTTTCTTCTTGTTCTATTTTATTCTTTTTAGCAACAGATTGTGGGTCAGATACAATTCTTGTAGCAATGAGAGCATCAATATCATTAAGTCCAGCATTACGCAATGTTGCATAAGCATTAGAAGCATTTGTAAGATTTTCAACTTTGTTTCGATTTTCTTTAATCTCAACATCTCTAGTTTTTAAATTCTTGAATGGACACTTTTCAATATTTCTGCACATTGCAAGAATAACATCGAGAGTTTCATTCTCTGTTTTCAAAGCATTTGCTGTAACAAGTCCTGCAATATTTTCCAATGACCTGAAACCATTTCTGCTTTCAACAGCACTTCCAGTATCGCCTCCAGAACTTCTTGTTTCTCTATTAGGAATGTTTAGAACTTCTTCAAGTTTTGAACACAAGAAATCTTGTAAGGTCTGAACTTCAGATTGATTTAATTTTGTATCGAGAATATCAATATCTGGTTGAACAGTAGCATTTGCAATACTCTTAAATGAAAGTATTCCATCTTTTATTGCATTTTTTATTTTTTCGATTGCTCCATCACTCTCTGTATCAATATCTCTTAACAAGATAATATAGTCAACGCTTTGTTCAACATCGTCTAATCTTGCACTAGCAAGAGCATTGATTGCATTTATCAAGTCTAATGCGAGTTCAAAATCTCCAGTTCTGTCAGACTTTCTAACATTCTCAATGATAGGAATTTTTCTATATGGCAATGGATATGCTTGATATTCTATTTGTTCGCCACTTGGTAATAGCGTATAGAATAATGAGTTTGTCCAAGTGCCAGCCTTTTTATAAAATTCCCATTGATGATATTTTGTCCAAACATTATATATCGTAACATTTTTAATGGCTCTTAAATTTTCGTCAAACAGTTTTTTATCATAAAACGATACAGCCATTATTTTTTCTTGTCTTAAATCATTCGAGTATATACAATATGTTTTTTCTGGGTCTAAATTGCATAATGTTTCAAAATAAATGTCATTTTCGATTTGTTCTTGTGTTGCTGGCATAACATATCTATACCCTAACGCACAAATTCCTGCATTTAGATACATGTCCATTGATTTTCCAGCGTAATTATCGTCATCAAGGGCATCGTTCAATGCTTTTATATCCTCTTCAACATTTGAATTTCTGCTTGAAAATGTAAGTGGGTTTGCAAAGCAATAAGCATTTATTGTTGTTACTGATATTTGTCCATAGTCAACGCCAATTTTATTATTGATTTCTTTTTGTTGAACCTTTTGCTTTGAAAGAATGTCGGTTTTGTTGTAATAGTAATTTTTCAATCGCTTAATATCATTAACATTTTTATTGTGAAATGGCAAAGTTATGTCAAGGATTCTTGGGATGATATATTTGTCTTTTTCAATGTCGCCTGTAGGAATTAGGTCTGACAATATTTTAAATCTTCCATTTTCCACGAATAATCACTCCTTCTTAATCTATTTCAAGAATATGACTTAAAATTTACCTTGTCAAGCAAATTTAAGTAAAAATTTATGAATTTTTATACATTTTTTTAATTTTTTATACATTTTATCTCCAAATACTGCGTTTTTTAAGCCCAACAACTTCAGAAAATCTATTTTGACGGTTAAATAAGAATTTATCAGAGTATATTGCAACACTATCTGGAGCATCATCATGGTTAGTTTTCTTATTTCCAGTTTCTTTTGCGTCAAACCTTGTAAAATCTTCCATAAAAAGAGCCAAATCAGTTTGTGGTTTTAAAATTGTCTTATCTGGGAACTCAATATTGTTTACGATAGTGGCTTCTTGAGAAAGTATTCTTTGCAGTTTAGTTTCTCTACCTTTTTTGCTCACATTAAATACTTCTTCTATCTTGCAACCAGTATAGCCCATATCTTTTAATTTTTGTTCAATAAATGAGCCGAGAGTATTGCTTGTATTATTTTCAATGACTAAATGCACTATCGAGTTGGAAATTATAAATTGACAAACTTTAAACAAGAACTCGTTTTTAGGGTCGCTTACTTTTCCCAAAGACTTTTGTTGATAGATAGCATCAGTAAGTCTTTCTTTTCCTGTTTTAGAGTTATGTCTAAATACAGGCATTGCAAAATAGTCATTTCCAGATTTTCTAGTTGGATCTACAACAGCAGTTGCAGTCTTTGAAATTTCTGGACCATTACTTTTATAAGTATCAAGTATAGACCAATCAAATATTCTTGGGTCTCTGCTGGACCTAATCTGTCTATAAACCAAATCAAATTCATAAGGCTTAAGACTTGCCTGTTTATCTTTAAGTTTTTCTGTTGAGATAAGTTCTGGAGCAATACTGTTTCCACGCTTATCAAAACAATCAATTTGTATAACAACAGTATTGTAGTCTTTTGTATATCTTATATTTTGATTTTTAGGGTCGTCAATAAGCAGGTCCTTTTCCTCCAGTTGCTTAATCAAAAAGTTTGGGACATCGAACTCATTGAACATAGTTCCAGCAATAAATTCTGGTATATCTTCACTTTCCTTACGAGAATCCATATCAATTTGATATTTTGTTGTCATTGCTTGGTGGGCTTCATCATTATTCATCTGGTCGAAACCATCAGATAAGTCGTCAATAGCAAGTAAAACGAAAATACGCAAAGAGTTAATCGCACTATCTCTACCACGAGCAAAGTGAGATGCTCTGATTTTAGGCTCGAGGTCTGCAATCTTCCATTCTTCAGAAGTTGCCTTTTCAAGAATTTTTGGTTTACCAGTTGCGAAATATTTTTTAAACTCTGGAAACACATCAACAATTTTATCGTTTTCAATCATGGCTTTAATCTGGTCCGAGAAACCACAAGCGTTTCCACCATTATTAGACATTCTCAAAATGCCACTTGTATTGTAATAAATCGCATGCATACATAATGCAAGAACTGAATAAACATTTACCACAAACGATTTCCCAGAGTTAGGTTGAACTGCGAATATAATTCTGTGAGGCATTATACCATCTTCAAATTTTATACCTAACTTTGTTGCATTCATTCTGTCTGCATAAAATATAACATCTTGTAGTAATGGCTTTCTTTTTGGAAAAGCCTTATTATCTGTCGGCATATCAAATTCATAATAAGTAATAAAACTCTCAATACTCCAACGAGCAGAGATAGATAACATTTTCTTTGATAGTGCAATAAATTTTGTTCGTTTTGGAATTGTAATATTATATTTAGCAAGCACTGGAATGTTCTTTTGAAACACTTCAATAACTTTTAGACTTGCCTTGTATAGTCTATTTGCATATTCGCTTATTTTATAATCAATGTTTATGACATCAAGATTTCCAATGGTTCGTGTGAATTGTTTGAATTGCATGAGTTCAGATTGTGATTTTTCTATCAAAGTCATACAAAGAAGAAGCAAATCTACTCTTTGTTCAAGAGTTTTTAAAACATCTTTGTTTTTATTTAATGCATTGATTTGCTTTATCAAATCGTCTGTATTTTTGAAATAAGTATCTATTTTTGGAAGATTCATTATGCCTCCAGTATTTTATCAATTTCTTCAACTAAATCTTTAAAATATGCACTATCAATAGACAAGGTATCACATAATTTCTGCTTATAAATATCATTAAACTTGTCTCTTTTCATTCTATTTACAATGTGATTTATGCTTTGTGGAGTAACTTGCATTTTGTTTGCAACATCTTCATAAGATAAGTCTCGCAATGCAAATATATATTTTAATGCAATGCCATAACTATTTACATTATGAGTAAGTTTACAACCACCCTTTTTACTGCCACCACTATTTAAGAACTCTATTGCCTTCTGGGCTTGGTCCTTGACTTGCATTTCTTGTATTTTCATGTCTCTCCTTTTCTTTTCTGTAACATGGGTATGAGCATTGATATAAGTATTTTTTGTCTTCTTTGACTTTATACACATATTCTCTTATATCATAAAAAAACATAGAAAACTTTTTCCCACAATAAGAACATTGTCTATTGCTTTTACCCATATAATCTTTCATACCCACTCCTATTTGCAGTTTATAAATACTGATAAATCTTCTCCAACAATTTCCTCAAGTTTGCGTATGAATTTTTCGGTAAATCTATTCTTGTCAAAAGATTCGTAAACATAGCCTGCATAGTTTAATTTTTTGTGTATGTCATACACCGTCAACCCTTTTTCTTCAAGTATTCCCTTTAGAATTTCGCTGTTTGTATACATCTCTTAACTTCCTTTCTCTGCGTTTTTGCACTTCTATCTTTCTATGGCATTCTGGACAGAGCAACATTAAGTCTGATAGTGGTTCTTTGAATATGTGAACATATGTTTTATGGTGGACTTCAAACATATTTCTACAATAAGTTCCACACCGTTCACAAGTAAAGTTTCGTTTAAACCCTAATGCTTGCCTTTTGCGTTTCCATTTATCACTTCGCAAGTATTTTATATATTCTGTCCATGAAAATCTTTTTCTTTCCATTTGCCTCCTTTTTGCACTAACGAATGAATATGGTGCATATGGCAGGACTCGAACCTGCACGCCCACTTAAGAACTGGAGATTTTAAGTCTCCTGCGTCTGCCATTTCGCCACACATGCATGGTAGCCGAGAGTGGAGTTGAACCACTACTGACTGGTTTATAAGACCAGCATTTTGACCGTTAAATTACTCGGCTAAATTTGGCGGTCTGCCAGAGAGTCGAACTCTGATTATCGGAGCGACAGTCCGATGTAATTACCGTTATACCAGCAAACCACACTGGTAGTCTTGGAGAGAATTGAACTCATCATTCCAGCCTTGAAAGGGCTGTGTCCTAGCCATTAGACGACAAGACCAAAGAATGATTTGTCATTACAGTCTTCGCATATAATTCTGCACTATGCTCTTGTAATAAACAAATCAAGGACCAATTAACATCTTCAGAATTTAGAAAAGCATGCACCGTCAAACCATAATTAGATTTTACTTTATGAAAATTAAAGTTCTTTTTTTTGCATGTTAATTGGCAATCAGGCATGCACTGATTACTGGCACGGACAGAACGAATTGAACATTCACTTTCGGTTTTGGAGACCGAAGTTCTACCATTAAACTATGTCCGTAAGTAGGTCTGTATGGCATGAAAATGCTTTCGGAGAAACCATACAGACAGGAGGATTAGAGAACATTTAAAGTAAAACAGCAAAAATCTCTAAATTTCTCTATGTTAATTAACGAATGTTTTGAAATGCGATATACATATTTTACAAAGGATTGTATGAACGAGGGTGCTGTTTTTATGGAGTATCTTAAGAGATTTGAACTCTTACCGCTCGCTTGGAAGGCGAGAGTGCTACCATTAAACACCAAAGATACATTGGTTGCGAAGGAGGGACTCGAACCCACGATTTTCAGGTTATGAGCCTGACGAGATGCCAACTTCTCTACCTCGCATTATGTAGCACCACGAACAAGAAAGGAAAATGGTGCTACTGGCTGGGGAAGAAAGACTCGAACTTCCGAATGCTGGAATCAAAATCCAGTGCCTTAACCAACTTGGCTATTCCCCAATGTTTTTTTCAATACAGCCCAGAGTATTCTCTTTTCTCATGACAGTCTCACATATAGTGTTCCATATTGATGAGTTTTCATACGCCATCACGCAAGGAATGCTTTCCTACCTTGAACATTTACTGTATTGAACGATAGTTAATCACGCTACCGTATATCAACTGATATGGTTGATTACTCCATAACAGTATCAACTGGAGAGACTGGTTGGGGTCGAACCAACGATAAGGGAGTTGCAGTCCCTTGCCTTACCACTTGGCGACAGTCTCAAATATAAGCGAAGCCCTGAAACATGTATGCACTCCTGCTAAAAGACACGAGTGTCAAGCAACGCTTATAGAACTCCTTCTACAACTAGAGGTAGATGAGTTAAATTTTTGGGCGATTTACTGGACTTCCTGCCCCAGTAAACTCTTTGTCTTGCAGGATAGACTTATCTATTGACCCAAAACTTATTTTTTAGCCTTTTCACTATTATCAACTTTCTCAACAGTTACCTTTCTTGGCTCTTTTTGTGCCTTTTTCGCATCTCTTAACTCTTGCAACTCATTAGTGTCTGCTACAAGCCCATTGAGCATTGATGATAACTTCGCATAGCACGCTTCCGATATAAAATCAAATTCTTTTTGTGTCATTTTTTACTCCTTTTTTGCACTATCAGTGTTAAAACCCATTGTATACTTTGGCTCGACTTCAATTCTGTTTATACACATTATATTTTCCAAAGATACACAGTATTTATACCTGCTCTTCTCTGGAGGCACAGCATATTTCGCTGGCTTTTTCTTCGTCAATTCTCGCTGTATCGTATTGTATGCCCCATTGCAAGCATCTATTACCATGTTAGTGCCATTTTTGTATATTATCTGTATTCTTTCCACCGTTTTTCCCTTTTCACACTTGCATTATATCACATAAAATTTTATAAAACAAGCATTTTGACCCCCTTTTTTAAATTTTTTCAAAAATTTTTAAGAAACCTTTTAATTATGGCGATTTCGCCCTATTTAGACATCCACCACTTCTTCTCTTCCCATTCTTTCTCGTCCACCTTGTCTGGCAACGCCACAAACTTCCAGTCCCAGATGTCCCAACTGCTCCCAACCTTCCGATACGCACCCCCACTTGGCAGGTCCTTCGCCCTTCGCACCTTCCGATTGCACACTATCTTCCCATACTTCCCCATGCCACCACCTTTCACACACGGAAATCTCTTCCTACTCCTGCTCATTTCTCTCACACCCCCACCGTTTTGTAAAATTTTATCACTCCAACCACTCCCCTGTCAACCAAAAAACACCCCTTTTTTGTTTTTGCGAGCGATGTAGAAGACTAACCCAATAAGGCGAAACGCTGGACAAAACCCCCTAACCCATGTTATAATTATTATGAAAATTGAAGCAAGAGGCGAGGCGTTGCGTGATTTTCTTAAAAGGAGTTAAACAAAAATGCAAGAAAAACAAATTGATTTTAAAAGCGTTGAAATGTTGCAAAATATACAAATAGACATCAACTCAATTATTATACAGCAAGGCATTAAAAAACTTGACAAATTAAACAGCGAAGCAATCGACACAATAACAGCAATTCAAAAAGAAATTAACAAAACGCTTGCTGAATATATTAACTATATTTTAACTAAATAAACCGACTACATACAAAATAAATTAAACGAACAACACAAGGCACACAAGCCCTCGCCCTTTGGTCGTGCCATAATAACAAAACAAATAAAGGGAGAAGATAAAAAATGAATACATTAAAATTCAATCAATTTAAACAAAAACAATTTTACACAGCATACACACGCAACGGAGGTATTATTTGTAAGTCTTACAATACTATTGTTGCATATATTACACCATACGACGCCGTATATCGTGTTCTCTACACCCACACCACAGGGAAGCAGATAACCCAATTTTGCGACAGCGTGAACGCCGACACCTACAACTTCACATATTGCACAGCCGAAGAATTGCACAACCACATTAAAGCACACGAAAACCTCGACATCAACACCAACTACAACGAAGCCCACAAAAACGACTAAATTTGACGGAATCAAAATCCGTCTTTTTGTCGTGGAACGGACAGGAAGAAAAAGCAAGTTTTTAACCACACAACAAACACCACGAACAAAACAAAGGAAAAGAAACACAACAACTATCAAACTAAAAAAACAACTACTTATTATAATAATACTATAATATGTAAAAAAGCATTAACGAATAGCGAAAATATGCACAACTGCGAAAATATGCACAACTGCGTTTATCATACGCAAAAAATCAAAAAAATTAAACAACTGCATTATATATAATTATATAACTGCATAAAAAGGAGAGAATATGTTTACATTTGATATTGTATTTATTAAAGGACAAAACAAGGTTATTTTGTCGAGGCTTGTCAATGGCACAAAAAAGATTGTTGCCATCTGCGACACTATGCAAGAAGCACAAAATCAAAAAATCGCTTGCATGATATAATAATATTATTAAAAGGAGAATAACAAAAACAATGACAAAGGAACAAAAAGAAAATATTTGTAAATGGCTTGATGAACGCTGGCAAATTGCACTAACAACCGACGCAAGAATGGGAAACACAAAAGACGAATTTTTACCAAATAACCCTGATTATATATATTATAAAGGGGCTTGCGATGGTATTTTTGCAATGGGCTATGACTGGAAAAGAACAAACGGAAAACATAACATATACAAATTATAATAATAAAGGGAGAACAAAACAAAATGAAAAATATCGAAGAAATCAAAAACTTTTTAATGGACTTGTCAGACGATGACATGTTTAGCATATACAACGAATATGCACAAAAAAATTATTATGACGAACTTTTTAGCATGGACGAACTTGACGAAATCATGAGCAACGCATCGGCAACCGAAATTGCACAAAAAATGTATTATGGGGAATTTAAACCAAACGACAATTATTTTACATTTGATGGCTGTGCGAATCTTGTATCCTACAACTATGTTGACGAATTTGTGGACTATAATGATTTGGCTAACTATATTTACGACAACGATGATGACTTGGAAAATGAAGAGTTAAGGGAATTTTTAGACGAAGAGAAAGAAGAAGACGAAGAATAATAATATATAATAATATGCGTTTGATAGTGGAGTTTTGAAACAAAAACACGAAAACAAGACTCCACAACGCATAAAAGCATATAAATTCACAAAATTGTATAAATATGCATAACTGCAATATTATAATAATATATGTATAAATATGCATAACTGCAAAAATCATAAAAATTTGCAAACATTTTAAAAAATATGTGAAAATCGCTTGACTTATTTCAACAAATATGTTAAAATAGGGCTATGAAGATTGAAAAAGAATAAAATCAATTTTCAAATATACATATTAAAGGGAGAACAAAACAAAATGAAAAAGGAAATCAAAAAATATTTTGGCAAAAAAAATTATCTTTTAGGAAAAAATGAAGAAGGACAAAAAATTTGGCTTGTCGCTCCATCATGGGATTGTGATTGGTATTGGGGCTTTGGCTATCTTGAAACATATTCACGAAGAAATGGCTTTCTTGACATTGATTGTCATACACATTTTAACTCAACATTTTTTGAAGTAACTGCAAATTGTTTTGATATGTTTAAAAATTATTTCAAAGAAACTCCATTGACTGACAACGAAATTTGGACACTTTGCGACTACATGAAATCATTTTATATTTTAAGGGAATCGGCTGAATTTTTTAGACATGGATATTCTTATATCACTGGAAGAGCAAAGATTGACGAATTGCAAAGAACAGACCTTGAAGATGAAATCAACAAAAACATGTTGCCTCAACTTTTTGACAAGATTGATAAACTTTTAACACCACAAGAATAATAAAAAAAAGAAAACTATCAAAATATTAAAAATTTTACACATTTTAGGCACTTTATGAGTTTTCTTGATAAAATATTCAACTTTTATATTAAAAGGCTTGAAAATGGCATTTAAAGGGAGATTTTACTTTATGAAACATTTTAATAAAACAACAAAAAATATGACTTTATCACAAAAATTTGATTATATTAAAAATCATTATACTTATTTCACTATGAACTCATGGAATGGACTATCATCTATCGCAAATAATGTCAAACTCCACAATTTACCACTAACAAAAGAACAAGACGACAAGGCTTGGCAGATTGTTTGTAGCGAAACAATGAGTCAACAACTTTGGGATTGTTGCTTTTATGGATATATTTATGAGTTTACTCAACATTATAACAATTATAGAGTTTATTCTAACGGTCGCAGTGGGGGATATCTTGTTTTGTGCAACAAAGATAATAACAGAAATGTTGTCAATGAAGATATAGAAAATAGCGAAAACTATAAAGAACTTGTTAAAAATTTCAAAGAATGGTATGGCTGGTCGCATATAGACGCTCAACACGAAGCACGACAAGAAATTGAAGACACTTTTGACTTGATAGTGGCTTTTGATGACTTATGTGATAATATCTTGGCTGAATTTATTGGCGTTCTTGATAATGTAAAAATCAAACAAAAAAAATATACGCAAGAATTGGAATATAGCATTTTGGCGTTTGAATAGGAGAAAGACAATGACACAAAAAGAGAAAGAAAAAATATTGCATGAGTATATAAGAAAAAAACTTTTCACTTTTAATTGTGAAGAACTGAAAGAAAACAAAATCAAATATAAGGGAGAAGATGAAAAATGACAAGACAACAAATAAAATTTATATTTAACGAAATTAAAAGAGAAGCAAAATTGGACTTTGCACTCACAAAAGGTTATTGCTGTCAAACTTGCACTTGGGCTGACATAGAAGACGAATATGGGAAAGAAAGCAAAGGTATTTGGCTGAAATATTTTGACAAGGGAATGAATAGGCAAAAATGGAATGGCAACGAACCTCAATATATTGCACATGAATTGGCAAGTGAACAAAAAGAAATTGTCTATAATATTTTGTCGCAACATTTCAAAGTAGAATGGGAAAACATGAGCGATGACAAATGTATTATCATAAAAAATAAAGGAGAATAAGAATGAACCACAATGTTTTTGAATTGGCAATTTGCTTTGATAGTGGTTATGAAGATATAAAAATATATGAATACAAAACATTAAAAAAGTGTTTATTTGATTTGCAATATATTTTAGAACATAACTTATACAACGAAGCAGATAGAATTGAATTGAGCATACAAGAAAGAGAAGAAAAAGACGGAGAGAATATCAACACTTATTCTTTTGCAACTATTGATATGAAAGAATGGAGAAAAGGAGAACAAAAATGAAACTTGAAATTAAAACAAACGGAAAATTTAATAAAGCAAAAATCAATAGAATAAACGGAAAAATTGAAAGTATTGAATTTGACTTTGAACAATCTTTGATTTGGAGCGACTTGGAACTTTGGCTTGGGTGTGAAAAAGGAAATTATTTAGACCACATGTCAATCAATGTATCAAAACGAAACAAGTTGCAAGCACATAAATAAAAGGAGAAAATGAAATGAGATTTTATTATGATGAAATTGAAGAAACAAACAAAAAATTTACGGAAGACGAATATTATCTTGTATTCGTGCTTGGGTATGATTTATTGCATGAAGACATTATGCAATGCGTTGAACATGCATGTGATATAGTATTTGACACAATGGCAGAAATTATCGAATTGTTTTTAAATAGTGAGGAAAATCGCAATCTTGCACTATCAACATATGATGCTTTGAGAAAGTTTTTGAGCAACAATAAACTACAAATTGACACAATATTATATAACAATTTAGGTGGAAAATATCCATATCTACCAAACGAATAGGAGAAAAAACATGAAAAAATCTTTTGAAATAACTTTTGGCTTTTTACACATAAAAGAACTTGGCTATTTTGAAATCGCAGACTTGGAAGACCTATGTAAATATGAAATAAAAACAAGAGTTGTAAAGGCAGAAACACAAAATAAGGCATGCAATATTATAAGACATTCATTTGGGAAAAGCGTAGAAATAAAGCATGCAAGAGAAATCACGCAAGAAAGGGAGAGGACTTTGTAAAATGGAAGACAAGATTTTTAGAGGAGATGTCGTTTGGGCAGACAACTCAACAGCACATGGACACATGCAAAAAAAGTTGCGACCATATTTGATTATTTCTAACAATAAATGCAACGAACATAGCGAAATTGTGCTTGGAATCCCACTGACAACGAAGATTAAAAAAAATTTGCCAACACACCACAAAATCATACTTAATAATAAAGTAAATACGGTATTGGCAGAACAAATTGTTTGTTTAAATAAAACTGACATTGATAGTTATATTGACACAGTGAACGAATATGACTTAAAACAAATTGAAGAAAAAGTCAAAATTCAACTTGACTTAAAAGGAGAATAATATGGAAAAGGAAAGAATGGAACAAATTATCAAAAACTGCATAAAAGAATTTGAATACAGCGAATACGAACATGAGGCTATGCTTGAATATATGGGAATGACCGAAGAAGAATACGAATATTTTGCAAACAAAAAACAAAATGTGAAAACCTATCGCATAATCAAAACTATGGAAGATTTTATACTATTAACAGAAGAAGATGTTGAGATTTGGGACGAAATTTCTACAAATGATATTGAAACTGCAATGAATGACTTTTGTGAAAAAATGGGAGAATCCTATATGTATTATATTGAAGAAATGACCTGTTCTGATGACTATGGCAGTGAGTTTAAATTCGTGGAGGTGCAAAAATGACACTGATTGAATATATCGAAAAAATGGGCTATACAAAAGAAGAATGGCAGAAAACTGCCGATGAACTCTGCACTAACGGAGTTGGGAAAGGCTGTTATCAAGACTATAATTTACTCACGCTTGTTATGGGTTATTTATATGACTATGATAATAAGTTGTTAAAAGGAGAAGACAATGGAACAAAAAACAATATTTGAAGATAATATTTTTTCACTTGAAACAAGTGGAAGAGATTATGACTTTGTATATCTCATATTCAATAAAATTGACAAAGACATAGAGATAAGAGTTGGAGATATGTTTGATTATGAATGCTGGAATGTTAAAGCAAATGGTTGGGCAGGCTTATTGAACAACGAACTGACAAACGAAATGGTTTTTGACCTTGAAAGTGGAAATTATGACATTGTTATAAAAGGAGAAGATGAAAATGAAAAAAGTATTATTAGTTTTTAATGGAAAAGCAGACTATTTATTTGAAATTGAGAATATTGAAGAACTAAACAAAGCAGTAGAATATAAAAATAACAAGATTGAAGAAGCAGAATTTGGAATGAGCGATTTTGAGTATATATTAGAATATCTTGACAACAATGCTATTGAGTATAATTATATTGACTTGTTTGACATAGAGCAAATTGAATATTAGGAGAATGAAAAATGGAAAGAGTAAATAACAAAAATGGGATTGAAATGTATTGGGAAAAAGCAAGCGATGTAAATAAAATCAACATTTTGGACAGCAATCGCAATTATTTTAACGACCAATATTTTGATGAATATGAAAATGACAACGGAGCAGAAGATATTGGTGCTATTGTCCATACACTTGAAGAAACAACGCTTGAAGAAATGTGCAACTATTTTAATGCAAGAAAATATAATTCATTGAAAGAACTCATTGATAAAGAAGAATTGTATGACACAAACGAAACAGAAATCTTGAACAACGACTATTTGAATGTATTTAATGTGAATGGAACAACATTTTATACTTATTCTTGGTAGTGGAGGGAATATGAAAAATTTTAAACTTTTTATCACAGCATCAAATGGCGAAAGAATTTTTGCAACAAAGACTTTTAAAACAATACCACAATTTTCAAAATGGTTTGCTAACAACATTGATATGTTTAATACAAGCATAAACTTTGTGCTTGGACTTACACCTGTTGAAATTCACTATAATTATGCAAAGAAAAATGTATTGATTAAAAACAAAGAAACACAAGAATGGATTTATAAAGGAGAGTAAAAATGAATAAACTTGATGAACTTTTGGAAGAAACAAACTTTACACAAGAAGAATATCAAACTTATAGAAAAGTGCAAAAAAACTATTATTTATACGACCTGCAATTCATATTGAATGAAATGTTAGACAAAGGCACTATCAATGAACAGCAATTTGGAGAGGCATTAGAAAAGGCTGACATTATCGTTGCAAAATATGACGCATGGCTGGAATACGACTGGGAAAGCACAATGAAAAACGCAATAAATTGGGTAGTAAAAGGAGCATTATAATATGACATACACATACGAAATGGAAACAAGATTTGGAACTGTTGATTATGAATTTATACCACCATACGAAGATGTAAAAAGAGCAATTATCGACATTATATCAGAGAAATCTCCAAAAGAGATATATAATATCTTGGAAGAAATTGCTGACGATGGTGCTGACCTCGAGGAATATTTCTATGACGAACTTGAAGAATATTTTGAGGAACAAGCAAAAGAAGATTATGAAAACGGAAAACAACAAGAAGAAGATTATTATTACGATTATTATCATGATAAATTATAAAATTTTCAACAAATATGTTAAAATAATTTGACTTTTATTAAAATATATGTTAAAATAAGAGAAAACAGGAGAGAGAATGGAAGAGAAAGAATTAAAAGCACAAGGGAACGAGATTGAAAAAATATTCAAAGCAATGGATATTCATTGTTGTTTAAAGAAATGCACAAGCAACGAATTAGCAACTAAATTTGAATTTAATCTTAAAAACCTTGCTGATTTTAAAAAGATAAAAAAAGCAATCGAAGTTATTCGCATTTGCACACATAAAGACATATCACAAATTGAGAGCGAAACTTATCATTTTGCTGTTGAAATAAAAAAAGATAGCAAAATTTTAGGACTTGTTGATTATAACAATAAGTATGACATTGAAAACAAATATTGTGCATTGCTTGGCGTTGACACCAACAATAAACCTATTATGTTTGATTTGAAAAAATCAATTCATACACTCATATCAGGTGCAACAGGCATGGGAAAAACCTCAATCTTAAATAATATCATTTATGCACTAACAAACAAAAATTCAAAGAAAGAATTAGAAATATACTTGATTGACATTAAAAAGACTTTATCAATTTGGAATGGCTTACCCCACATTAAAAATGAACAAATAGAAGATGTCTATGACGCTTTGGATACCCTTGAAGAAATAAGTGATATTATGGAAAAAAGACTTGACATTCTTGCAAGTAAAAAAATATCAAAAGCAAAAGATGGAATGTTTTCACACATAGTAGTTATAATTGACGAACTTGCTGACCTTATGTTGTCTGGACACAAGAAAGATACGGAAGAAGAAATCACACACATTGCTCAACTTGGTCGTGCAGTCAACATATCACTTATTATTGCGACCCAAAACCCTATTGTGAAAGTTTGCACAAGTTTAATCAAAGCAAACTGCCCTACAAGAATTGCATTAAAAACAGTCTCATCTACTGACAGTATGAATATTCTTGGGAATAAACATGCATTTGAACTTGACGGAACAGGGAATGCTATAATCCGTAGTGCTGACAATCCTACTGAATATAAATTCAAAGCGTGCTTTTTAACAGATGATGAGATAAAACAATATTTAAAAGGGAGGAAAAAACATGTGGCTGATTGATAAACTCATAAAACCAAAAAAGAAACCTATCAAAACTGTTGTGATTGATACAAAAAAATCACAAACAAAAAGTTGGATTCTTGGAGAAACAAAAGAAATTGAACTATCAGATATTGACATGTGCATCGAAGACGATGATTAAAGGGAGAAAAATATGACAGGACTACAAAAAGAAATAGAAAAAAGAAAACATGGAAAAAAATCTCTACCAGAAGAAAAGTTTTCAATACAATACATTGCCAAACTACTTGGAATAAGTTATATGGCTGTTATGAGAAAACTAAAAGACAATACTTTTTGGGGAGATGAAGAAAGAGCAATTTTTTACTCACTTATTGAAAGAGAAAAACAAACACTTGAAATGAGAGAATATCTATTTACAGAACAAAAAGGAGAAGAATAATGAAAGCAAGAACAAAAAAAGGTTTACTGGTTATAGGAGTTGCATGTGTATTGATTTTGACAATATTTTTAGCAATAATTTTATCAGGCTGTTCGCAAGCAGACACAACAAGACACAACATACAAAAAGATGCAGACCAATTCAAAGTTTATAGAAAAATGACTTTTGTAAATCTCTATACGAATGAAGCACTTTATAGTGCAGAAGGCTACTTTTCAGTGCAAACAACTTACAGCAATGATTATCAAGGTCAACAAGAAATAGGGCTTGTATTCAAAGTCGGAAAAGACGAATATAAAATGGACTATTTCAGTATTGCAAACAATGTTGCATATGTTATTGAACAACTTGAAAATACCACACAAAATCCTTATCATTGGAAAATTGTTTGGTATGTTGCTCTCCCAGAAAATGTTGGGGGTTAAAAGGAGAAAATATGAATAAAATAATTTTAGACAGTATGGCAATTCGCAATTTTAAAGGAATTGCAAGTGCAGATTTTGGTTTTGATGAAAAAATTACCACTATCAAAGGCGAAAATGGTAGTGGGAAAACAACAATCAAGAATGCTTTTGAATGGTTGCTCTGCCAAAATGTTGCAGATGTATTGCCAATGTTGAACAACAAAGAAATTCCAAACCTTACGACAAGCGTCATTGCAACATTTAATATCAATGGATATGATTATTGCTTTGAAAGAGAAAGCAAAGGAAAATATGTGTTGAATAAAGAAACAGGAAAAATGAACAAAACCACAAACGAGAACACATATAAAATTGATGGTATGGAATACAAAGAAAAAGACTATAAAGATAAAATTGCAAATCTATTTACAAATGGTGTATTTGAGAACTTGCAAATCTTGACAGACAAAGAATATTTTAATACTGATACAACAAAGTTTAAATGGACTGATAGAAGAAAGATTTTGTTTGAAATGTGTGGAGTTAGAAACGCAGTAAATTCAATCATAGAAAAACCAGAATATGCTTGCATTCAAGAATATATTATCAAAGGTCATGCAACGAGCGACATTAAATCTATGTTGAAAAAGAACAAAAGTGGCTATAAAGACCAACAAAATAAAAATAATATTCTTATTGAACAAAAAATCACAGAGAACACAGAAATTGCAAAAATTGATTTTAGTCAAGTCGAACAAGACCTTAAAGAGCAAAAAGAGAAACTTGCCAAAATGCTTACTTCAACAGAATTGGAAAATCAGAGTGAACAGTTTAAAGAACTGCAAAATCAACTTGTCGAATTGACACGACAAAGGTCTTTGCTTGAAAGTGAAGATGTCAAAAAACAAAATGATTTACGAAAAATCATGCAAGAACTTTACAACGAATGCCAAAACATTAAATTTCAGTATGGAGTTGAAAAGGACAAATACAATGAACTTTCTACTAAAATTAAACCATTGTCAAATGAAGAATGCCCAACTTGTCATCAGAAATTACCTCAAGAAGAAATAAACAAACTAAATGAGCAAATAAACAAAGAGAACACAGAAACAAACAAACAATTAACAAAGTTAGAACAAGAAATCAAAGAATTACGCAACAAATATAATGAAAAACAACAAAAATTTAATGATGCAAAGGCAAATTTAGACAATTTTACACTCAACCCAGAGATATGTAAAGTAAATCAATCTATTGTAGCCACTATGAAAGCCATAGAGCAGGCAAAAGGTTCTGACTTGAATAAATTGTCGACCGAACAAAAAACAGCCATAGAAACGCAAATTTCGGCGTTAGAGAGAACTATGGCAAAGAAAACATATTTTGAAGAAAATCAACAACTCATTCAAAAATGGAAAAATGAAAACAAAAACATTGCTGATTTGATTGTTGGAATTGAACAGAAAGAAAATGCTTTGGAGAAATATGTTAAAGAACAGACAGATATTATTATTGATACTGTCAACTCAAAATTCTCAAACGGTGTATCTTGGGCTTTGTATAAAGAAACTTACAAGAATGGCGAAGGTGGAATTGAAGAAGATTGTGTCTGCATGTATAGAGGCAAAAGATATTCAAGCCTTTCAACAGGAGAAAAAAATACCACTAACATAGAAATAGTTAAAACTTTGCAAGACTATTATGGAACAAACATTTGTATTTTTTCGGACAATGCAGAAGCAAACACAATTTCATTTGATAGTGCAGACAGACAAATCATTGAACTTTATGCAACCAAAGGCGAAACTCTTGATGGAGTTATAAAAATAACAGATTTATATAAAGGAGAAAATTAAAATGAAAGATTTAGAAAAAGAATTTGCAACAATGCTTGGAAAATTTATTGTTGAACATACTAAAATAGATGACAATGATGCCATAGAAGACCAATACAGATACTATTCTTTAAAATTAGGAGTTGTATTACAAGACATGATTCCAGACAAAATGTCAATCGAACAGCAAGACAAACTTATTCCTGTATACAAAGAGTTTATTAAAACAATTCAAGAGATAAAAGGAGAACAATAATGCAAACAGCAGTATATATTTTGCTCATAATATGGTTAATCTTGTCAATATATAGTGTGTGTCTACAAATTAGCATTGCACTAAAAAATATTAAACACGCAAAAGACTTGGAAAAATCAATTAAAAATTTTGACAATGTTATGGGAGAGACTTTTAAAGACATGGCAAGAGACAAATTCTTTGAAGAAATAGAAGAATTAAAGGAAGAAAACAAAGAAGAAGGAGAAAACGAAGATGGAAGAGAATAAAGATTTAGTTGTTTTAGAAAATGACAACAAAGTATCATTGAGAACACAAGAAGGACTTATTGCTGTTGCACAGTCTTATCTAAAAAAGAACGGAGATGTTGTTTTACCACCAAATTACGATGTAAATGACGCAGTAAAGGCATTATATCTTAAAACAATTCAAACCGTTGACAAACAAAAAAGACCAGTTCTTGAGGTTTGCACAAGAGAAAGTATTGAGCAAGTTGTTCAAAAATATGTATCACAAGGTCTTAATATTTCAAAAGACCAATGCTATATCATTCCATATGGAAACACATTGACACTCTTAACAAGTTATCATGGAAAGAGAAAACAAGCAAAAACATATGCTGGCGTAACAATCAATTCTGATGTTATTTATGAAGGAGAAGTTGTCAAAATCTCTACAAGAAAAGACGGAGTAAAGATTATTGAACACCAACCTGATTTTACAAAATTTAATCTTGATAAAATTATAGGAGCATATGCGATTGCTGTAAATGAAAACGGAGACATTGTTGCAAGTGATATTATGACAATGCAAGAAATTAAAAGGTCATGGGCAAAAGGACAAAGTGGTGGAGATGTTCATAAACAATTCCCTGTTGAAATGTGCAGAAAAACCGTTATTGGAAGACTTGCAAAAAGATTTATTGACGAAAGCGATGACAGCAATAAATTCGATGTTATTGATAGCGACATGGGTGGATATTATGTAAACGAAGGAATCGATGCTGATATTGTTATTGAAGATAATAAGCCAATCTCAAAACCCTCCAGCACTAACGAAACAGAAATGAGTGTTGACGGACTTGACGAAGAAAAAACAAAAGAAATTCCATACAGCGAATTTAAAAACAACAAGACAAAGTATCGTGCAGTGCCAAATTCTTATAATGAAGAAACTAAAACAATTCTTGTATATTGTTAAAAGGAAAGATTATGGGAACAAAAAATAAGAGAGAAACAATAAAAATTATTGGTTACGATGACGGAATTTTTGAATTGTTTGTAAATGGACAAAGGCGTAATAGAGTAAAAAGCATTGAATTTAAAGTGAGTGTAGAAGAAGTCCCAACATTGACAACAACCGAGTTTCCAATATAAAAGGAGAAAATTGTGGAACTTACAACAATATCAACTGGCTCAAAAGGGAATTGCTATATCTTGAAATCAAATAGTGGACACTTTTGTATTCTTGATTGTGGTATAAAAATGAAAGATATAACTAATCATAAAAAATTTGATGGTTTTATCAATCTTGATTTTGTTTTTGTAAGTCATGAACACAAAGACCATTCTTTAAGTCTGAAAGAATTTGAACGCTCTGGGGTTGATTGCATTTCTTATGAAAATATAACAACAGGGAAAACATTGAAGATAGGAGAATGGACAATCTATCCATTCCCTGTCCAACATAATGCCCTGAATTATGGAGCAATCATTTACAACTCGCACGAACAAAAGAAAATTGTATACGCAACAGACTTTGTAAAAATGCCAAAAATCACAAATGTTGACTATTGGCTTTATGAAATCAATTATGATGAGTTTACTGTTGATAAACTTATAGAAACAAAAGATTTGGAAGATTTGCATGTTGCCAATAATGTAAAATATCATAATTCTCTTGAAAGTGCAGTTGAATATTTCTCTGGGTTAGAGAAAAAACCGAAACTTGTGGTGGCTTGCCATTTAAGTAATATTGGTGGCTGTGATAAAAACATTCTACGCAGTATGCGACCACTTTGCGATAAAGTCGAAATCGCAACTAAAAACAAAACTATAAAATTTTAAGGAGAAATAATGAAAAAGAAAATATTTATATTATTATTAGTTCTTCTATTCCCAGTTTGTCTATTGTTCACTGGTTGTGGGGTAAAGACTGTTCCTAATGAAAAGATTGGGACTGAATTTAAAATAGGAAATATTTCTCTAATAAAAGTCGAGCAGACTGAAAACTTTGTAATACTTGTTGATAAAGAAACAAAAATTATGTATCTCTTATATTTTTCAGATGCAGGGAGTAATTGGGCAACAACAGGGCTTACTATAATGCTCAATTCAGACGGAACACCTATGCTTTGGGATGGAGAATTATAATGAAAAAGTATAGCAAATGTGCAGTATATGCACTTGAAAAAATCAATAATAATGAAGGTGGATTCTTTTACGATGCAACACTTGTTGAAAACACATACAACCCTAAAATTCCTTATAATAATAAATGGGAAATGACATTTTATAAATGCCAAATCTATGAAGATATTGAACTTGAAGTTGCAAATTTTGATTTGGGAGTTACCAAAAACACGATACATTTTGACAATATCTCCAATCCAGCACACAGTATAATCAGAGTTCTTGATTTTTCAATCGAGAAACGCAGTTGCTGGAAAGGAGAAACTCAAGTAAAAAATGATATGGACAAACCAATATATAAAGAATATATTGCAATCAATAAGTGTGAATATGATAAACCACAATACAAAACAGAAGAAAGACAGATTGCTGAATACCAAAAACGCTTTGAACATCAAAAAGAGGTCAACAACGACTTGAGAAAGAAAATTAGGAAACTCGAAAAAGAAATCATTAAAAGAGACGAAGAATTACTCGGTAAAAACGAGAAATTAAACAATCTTGAAATTGGGTATAACCCAAAATATAAAGAAACAAAAGCATTGCCAACAAAAGAAAACATGGTAGAATTTGAAGATATTTAAAGGGAGAAAATAAAATGGGAACAAGAAACTTAACTATGGTTATCGACAAAATGGGAGATTTAAAAGTTGCACAGTATGGACAATGGGACGGATACCCAGAAGGTCAAGGAACAACAATTTTGAATTTTTGTAGAAACACAATAAATTTAGAAGAACTCGAAAAAAGACTTGAAATTTGCAGATTTTATAATAGATGTAATGATATAGAAGATTGGCTCAATGTTGCAGACGAACTCTTAAATGGCGATGGAGATACTATTGCTGTTGAAAGAGCAAATATCTGGTTTAATCAAACAAAAACAAGAGATTTGGGTGGGAAAATTTTAGAAAAACTTATCAAGATAAATTTAAGTTATCTTCCAGAAGAACATAAGAATCATATTTATTTGTATGATGAGTTCGACTTTGGCAAAGATAGCCTCATGTGTGAATGGGCTTATTGTGTAAATTTTCAAACAAAGAAACTTATGGTTTTTGAAGGTTTTAACAAGGATAAATCAAAAGAATACGAATGGTTTAAAACGGACCAAAAAGAAGTTGATGAAAGATATTCATATACCAATGACAGATGGTATGGTTGTAAACTTATCAAAGAATATGACCTTTATAAATTGCCAACGCCAGAAGAATTTGTAAAAGAGTTAAGAGAACTTACAAAAGGAGAAGATGAAGATGAATAAAGTTGTATTGATTGGAAATTTGACAAGAGACCCAGAACTCTCAACCACTAACAGTGGAAAATCTATCTGCCGATTTAGTATGGCAACACGCAGAGATTTTAAAAACGCAAATGGAGAATATGATAGCGATTTTCATAATATTATAGTTTGGGGACAAATTGGAGAAAATTGCCATAAATTCCTAAAAAAAGGAAGAAAGGTCGCAATTACAGGTTCTGTTCAATATAGAAGTTATGAAACAAAAGACGGAGAAAACAGAATTGTAACAGAAATCATTGCTGATAGTGCAGAGTTTTTATCTCCTGTTAGTTCAAATGGCACGAACAAGGAACAAAAAGACACAACGCCAGAATTAAC